TTTCAGTAACCCAATAACCATATGTTTTATAAAAATCTTCAAGATTATCTATTACTCCCTCAATCATATGTATATAAGTTATAACATATTCATCAAAAAAATCAATTATATGATCTATATGTGAAGTAGTATATACTCCTTCCTCAAGACTTAATCTTTCTGGCGCACTATATGGTTTTTTTGGTAAACTCGGTTTTTTAGTTTTTTTTAAATTAGGTAAACTACCTCTTCTATTAGGTAAACTACCTCTTTCATTACGTAAACTACTTATTCTTTTATATAAACTACTTGTTCTTTTAGGTAAACTCGGTTTTTTAGTTTTTTTTAAATTAGGTAAACTACCTCTTCTTTTAGGTAAACTACCTCTTCTTTTAGGTAAACTCGGTTTTTTAGTTTTTTTTAAATTAGGTAAACTACTTGTTCTTTTAATCTTTCTAATATTTTTATTTTTTGGTATAGATTCGGGAGTATAAGAATTTGTAGAATTTGTAGAATTTGTAGAATTGGTAGGTTTACCCCCAGCACCACCAAACATACTCTTAAATTTTTTAATACCGTTTTTAAATATGTTATTTTCTTGATTATTATATTTATTACTTTCTATATATTCCCATTCATTATTTTTAGACACTTTTTTTAAAGACCCTCTTTTTTTAAATTTATATCCTTTAAAATCACTTTCTAAATATCCAAAATCTAAATATACGCGTTTTCTAAATTTATCTTTATTTAATAAAATTTCTTTTTCCATAGAGGAAAAATAAATTAAAATTAAATGTTGTAAATATTCATTCTCTATTTCTAATTGTAATTGTAATGCTAAATCTAAATAATATATAACTTCTTTATTAATTTCTGATTTAGTATAATCTTTTTTCCCCTTTAAGAAATCTTTTTTATTTTTTAATAAATAATTAAATATTTTATCTTTTAATTCTATTCTTTTATAAACATCGGAAAAATCAAAATTATAAAGATTAATAAAGTCTGTTTTTGGTGATTCTTTATTAACATCCTTAAATTTGTTTTTTCTATATTTTTCTATACAAAAATTATGTAATAAAGGAATATTCGCATATTTATTACAATATTTTACAGATTTTCGAGAACCACGTTTTTTTTTTATTGGCATTTATAATATAAAAATATAAAATAAATTCAATTAATTTAAAAAATAAAATAAAGTTTTCGGTTTTAACTATTTTTTTATTTCATAAATTAATTAGAACTCATTAAAATTAATTTTATTTCTATCTAATTATTATATGGATAATTTAATTTATGTCAGTTCTCCCTTTTTTGAAAAACATTTAACTTTTTTATCTAAACAAAGATATAATAACGATGTAGAAGTATTATCTGGTACTGATAATAATACCATAACTAAACTCGCAAAAAAAACTAGAAAATGTAATATGAAAGATAGAAAATGTAATATTCTATTAACACATTCGGACGGGTCTAAACATAAAAAAGTTAGAGATTTAGGTTCAAAAGTAAAAAGCAAATTTAAAAAGAAAAAATATTGGAATGGTTCTAATTATAAAGATATAACCGCAATACCTACCATAGTTAGGCGGACTTTATATAATATAAGTAATATTATAGGAAATAAAGGAGTATTAGGCGATATTTTAGGGGATAAACCTTATTTACCTAAAACTATAACTTTGAGATGTAGTGATACTTTGGAAAATGATTTAGGTAAAATTTGGAAAACAAATAAATTTGGGAAAACAAATCCGGTAATACTAAAACCTTCTATCGGCCAAGAACAGAGGGGTATTGGTGTTTGTTCTACTATCGATGAAGCAACCGAACATATTGTAAATGTTTTAGGTATTTATCCAAAATATTTAGATTGGGAAATCCAGCAGTATATTTATAAACCATTATGTATTAAAGGTGAAGTTCTTTTTCCTTCTTTAAAGAAAAATATTAAAATACCCTTAAAAGAATCAGGTGGAGAAAATAGGGTTTTAAAGGAAAATGGATTTTATAAATGTCATATACGTGCTTATGGTTTAATAGTTTATATGAAAGATACACTGGAATATAATATTTATGTGTATAGAAGGTATAAATTTAATAGTGCTAGGGAACCATATCCTGAGAATTTATTAAATGATGATTTAGATAATGTAGATTTAACAAATCCGTGGCCTCATAAAAGTGGAGGGACAGAAGGAGGAGGGATGCCATTTGATTTCCAAGAATTAGTAGAACACTTAGAGGATAATAAATTAATGGATTGTATGGTTCCAAAAATAAGTAAAAGGGACTTGAATACTAATATTAAAAGACAAGTTAATAAAATAATGCTAGAAGTCATTAAAACCGCAATTAAAAAAGGTGGTTGTTGTACTCCTACTAAAGATAGTATAGATACTGCTTTGGCTGTATATCATCCTATTGGTGCGGATTTATTAATAGACCATATGAAAAAAGTTTGGTTTATAGAGGCAAATCCGGGTGTTGGTTTTAGTTTAATTCCAGATAATATTGTTACAATTTATAAGAAAGAAGGTAATATTAATAAATTGAATTGTAATAATACACTAAATGGTATAAATAATTTTAATACTCGATTATATAACTTACTAAAAACAGCAAGTAAGAAAAATGATTTAGGTAATATTACTGGTTTTGGAGGTTTATCCGAAAGATATTTCTATTTATATCAAGTTATTATAAAATTAGATACTAAATATCATAATATTGATACACTTAGAAAAGTTTTGGGGGATAAAAAAGAAACGGAAATATTACAATATAAAATTACTAAGTTAGTAAAGAATAGAGGTAAATTTATATCAGATAAAGATATTGAAATTATTAGAGATACTAAAATAAAATTGGGATTTAATAAAAATATAGGGAAAGATTATTTGGAATATATAAGAAATTGTAGGTTTTTCTGGAGACATACATTTTTAGATAGAATTATGAAAATAACTATTGATAAAATAGTAAATACTGAGTTTAAACACAGATACCAAAGTAAAATTAAAAATTCTTTATTTTATAATAACGATTTTGATTTATTAAACACATTTGACTAAATACATTTGACTAAGTTTATTTATAAAAAATATAATAACTTACTAATAATAAATGTCTTTAAATTATTTATCCAGTTTTTTTTATTCCCAAAAAGAAGAATTAAGTGATGATGAATTAAGTGAAAATATTAGTGATGACGATTTTAGTGTGGAAGAATTAAATGAAGAAGTTGAGGAACTTGTTGAAGAAGAAGAAGAAGAAGAAGAAGAAGAAGAAGATGAAGAAGAGGAAGAAGAGGAAGAAGAGGAAGAAGAGGAAGAAGATGAAGAAGAGGAAGAAGAGGAAGAAGAGGAAGAAGATGAAGATTTAGTAGAAGAAGATATAGTATTTGGTTTTGGAGATGAAAATGATACTAAGTTATTAGAAGTACCTAAGATAACAATAACTGAAACCGATAATCAAAGAAATGTATATAAGGAATATCAAACATATCGCTCTAAAAGATTATTTGAAGCTACTAAATCATTACTAAATAATTTTAAATTTAGTTTTAAGAGAATGATGGTATATAATGCCATAAAAAATAAAGCAGAAGATGATTCCGCAAAAGAATGGATGGCCGCATATAAAATCCAGCAATATTGGAAAAATAGGAAAAAAAATATAAAAAAGAAAAAAATTGATAAATTACTTAATTTAAAAACACCATTTGTATATTTCCCATTTTAAAATGACTGATCATAATTACGAGAATAATTTTATAAGTATGCCATTTCTTGAATGTAATGGTTGTGATAAAACAAGTGGTATTTATCACGAAGATGAAAACCATAATTTAAATATTAGGAGAATCCGACACCAACTAAAATGTCTTAGTATTGATAAGACTAAAACATTTAATTATTGTAAATGTAGAGACCAATGTTATAAAGAACTTTTAAAAGAAGTATATAAAATATATAAATTAAATTGATATTTAATTTAAAAAATTAATATAAAGAATATAATTATTTTTTATATAAATGAAAAATATTAAGATATTATCAGTACCTATAAATTTTGGACAAAAGAAACCAGGAGTTTCAAAGGGTTCCAATTTATTATATGAGAGTTATTTTCGTAAAAAATTTAATACTATGAAAAATATAAATTACGAACATAAAAAATTTAATTATCAAGGAATAGATAATGAAAGAACATTATTTATGTTACAAAAAAAAATTAATGAAGATAAAAAAGATATAGATTTTTCTATTTTTTTAGGTGGCGACCATAGTATGTCTATGGGGACAATTTCCGGTCAATTTATAAATTATACTAAAGACAAATGTGTTATTTGGTTAGACGCTCATACTGACTGTAATAATATTAAGTATTCGCAAACTGGAAGTATCCACGGAATGCCTGTTTCTGCTTTATTAGGTGATTTAGAGGAACCATTTGTTAATTATAAATGTCTTAATTATGACGAAATATGTTATATAGGAACTAGAAGTATAGATCCATATGAGAAGGAATATATAAAGGAAAAAAATATATTAAATATGGGTATCGGGGAAGTTAATGATAATTTAGATAATGTTTTGGATAGATTAGATAAGTTTATTAATGGGAGAGATGTTCATATAAGTTTTGATATAGATATAATGGATCCTGCGTTTATTTCTTCAACGGGAACCCCTGAAAAAAATGGTGTTAATATGGAGCAAATGGAAAAGATTTTATTATTTTTAACTAAATATAATGTTATTTCAATGGATATTGTGGAATTAAATCCGGAATTAGGTGATTTAGAAAAAACAAAAAAAAATTTATTTAATTTATTAGATATTTTTTTCAATAATTTATTTTAATATTTATTTACTATATTTTTTTTTTTTTTTTATAAATTATATATATGAATAATAGGACACAATTTCTAACTATGCGTCAAAACCATAATACTACTTCATATAGAGGAGAAAATACACGTAAAAAAAACCCAACTGAACTTTTAGGAGAACAACATTATAAGTTTGTAAATGAATCTAAATTTGATATAATTGAAACATTATCTAGACCAGGGGATACTGGTTCAGGTTCTTATGTTATATTAGTAAAATCTAAAGAGGACGGTTATCAATATGTATTAAAAGTAACTGGTTTATTTAGAAGACATGTAGAGAAGCTACATAAACCAAAATATAATTTTCCAGAGTTAGAATCTGCCATTTATGGTATTACAAATAGATTAGTTAAAAATAATATAACGCCGCATGTCTTTATGAAAGTTTATGAATTACCTAATATTGAAAGAGAAAAACTATATAATACATATTTTAAAACACAGGGGATACCTTTAGGTGACGGGTATAATATGTATACTCATTGTTACGCTATGTTAAATGAAACAGCAAGTGAAGGAGTAGAAATTACTACATTGGAAAGTGTTTTGGATGGCGAATCTTCTATAAAATTTAATAGTATAGACTCTGAGATGAGTAAAAAAATATTAACTAATATATTATTTCAAATTTTATATACTTTAGAAGTATTTAATCGTGTAGGTATAATACATAATGATTTACATTTTGGTAATATTTTTATTTTAATAAGACCTATTAATATACTAACACCTGGTTATGAAAAAATGAATAAAACATATACTTTTGAAGCAGGAGGAGTAAAACATAAAGTCGATTTAGAAAGTATTGGTATAGATGTAAGAATTTATGATTTTGATAGGTCTTATAAATTCCCTAAACCCGATACAAAATATGAAGATACAATGTTTTGTGAAAAAATGTATTATTTTGAAGATATAAATCAATGTCATCATAATACGACAACTTTAGAACTTAAAGAGCAAAATATATATTTAGACACCTATAAAGTTTTAGGACATTTCTTTTCTGATTATTTTGATATTACACATTTTGAAGTTAAAAAACTTCAACAAAGATATAAAAATTTTATAAAAGTCCCTGGGGATTTTATAACTTTAATTAAAAGTTTTTTTATTGAAAATTCTATTTTAAAAGGCGATAAAAAAAAAAATTTAATGAAGGGTGTTGTAATGGATGGATTTGAAACTAAAGATTTTTTAACAAGTATAAGGTATAATGAATATATGCGCAAATATAATTGGAGTCATAATGATAGATATAAACAAAAAGCGGATGACCTTAGATATTATAATTTTTTAAACAATTTACCGATAGGTTATATGAAAACAACAGAAGAAATGTTAGTTCAAATGGCTACACAACCTGCTATTATAAAATTATTATCAGATCCCGTTGAGGTTTCGCAATATGGAGCGGTAGAGAATTTTGATATGAAATATATTAATATAGATATGGTTAATAATGTTAAACGCGCACTAAGAGAACATACAATAGCAAAAACAAAAAAAAAATTTGCCAAAAAAGCAATGGACCTTCCTAAAACAATGCGTCGTCGTTCTATGGGAAATATAAGTAATAAAAAAGGAAGTGATAAAAAAGGAAGTGCTCCGGCAAAATTAAAATTTAGATCTAAAACTGTACAATCACCTAAAAATGTAAAAAAACCTAAATCTCTAAGAGTAAGAAGTTTGCCAACAAAAACATATCAAACTAAAAAAAAATCAAGAAGTTTACCAATCGAATTACAAAAGAACGGTATGGAACAAACTAATCAAAAAATAAATACACAATATAATAACAATAATTCTAGTGGTTCCAAATATGTAAATTACATTACAATTCTAAAAGATAAAAATAATGCAGAAGCATAATTTGTAAATGTATATAAATGTATATTAATAATTAGTCAGCAAGTTTCCCAGCTGCTTTCAACTTTATCGTTTCTTCCTGCCAAAAATATTGGTTCCACATTATTTTTTTTATTCCTGTCATAAAATTTTGTTTACAAACATTTACTGAAAACATTCCAAAAGAATTGTATTCACTTTGTCCTTCTTTCATCAATTCTTTTTTATAATCTTTCTGAAATAATTTATATAGAATATTTACACCTTCTTCCAAAGGCATACATACTTTATTGTTTGAACTCTTCAGTGGAAAATTCTCAAATTTTTCTGTAGTTGGAGACAAATCGCCCAAGGTTACTTTATAACCTTGATATTCTCCAATTTTATCTTCGTCCATATCTATGTGTGTAATCCAAGTACTCATTTTTAATTAATTTATTATAGATTTTTTATTTTCAATTTTTTTTAATTGATTTATAAATTAATAGCAATTTATAAAATAAGTAATGAATACAGTAGCATTTCGTAACCGTTATAATCGTCTATTAAAGTTTTCTAATAATCAAGATTTAACGGAATATATTGATATTATTAATGACGATAATAATAAAACTACCATTAAATTTGATAGATTACCAGATGGACCAATTTTATACGAAATAGATTTTTATAGGAAAGTAGGTATTGAAAAATCTAATATAGTAAGGAATAATTATATTGGCTTACCTATGGAACTCAACGAGATTATTGCGGATTTTATGATTCAAGAATACAAATTAATATTATTTTTGAAACAAGAAATAAATGTTCATTACCCTTATGTAAGAAGTTATTTCTCTTATATATCTCATAATACCAATATTATAACGGACTTAGATTTGCCGGAATATTATAAATATTTATGCGTAATTAATAATGAATTGGAATGGTTGCCTTCTATCGAACTAACTAAAGAAATATTAATGTTTTTTTTTACACAACTAAATACTATAGATTATATTATTAATCCTTCATTCTACTAATTTATTTATATATTTTATATTAATAATGATATATCTATTTTTACTAATTATAATTATTTTATATTTTCTAATTATTAAAAATAATACTAATCAAGAAAAGTTTACTAATATAAATGATAATATTAAAATAGTAAATGAAAATAATGAAAATAATAATAATTTCTTAGAGAAATGTTTTAGTAAGAAGGAATTAGAAAGTTTTAGTAAATATTATAAATATTCTTCAGTTTATAAATATGGCGATAGTATGTGTTATATAACTCCTTCTAAGTATATTGAAGAGATACCCCAAATAACTTGGAATGGTTTTTTCCTCAATAATTTATGTACTAATCCGAAAAAAAGAAATAATGGAAGTGCAACTAAATTATTATTATCATTAATAAAAAAACTAAGAAGGAAAGGAGCAAGTCATATTATTATAACGGTAAATAAAGATAATATAAAAGCAATAAAATTGTATGAAAAACTTCGGTTTAAGATGTATAATGAGGGAATAAATCCAGAAACTAAAAAAATAGTGAGGAATTATATTTATTATTTTTAATTTATTTCTTCATATAATCCTTTATAATTTTTTCTATCATAATAAACTTTCTGACTTATTTGTATTATAGAAGTAAATAATGTTATAAAATTACCTAGAAATATAGATAAGGACTTATCTAAATATCCAAATATAGTATACATCACGTTTCCTATAAATAATAGAACTTGGAGAATATAAGATATATCAGTAGTTCTTTTTACTTTGAACGTATGAATAATTTGCGATACTTGTGCTGAAATAAAAATAAAATTCCCAATCCAACCAAAATATTCTTGTGTTCTAAAATCTAATATGGTGTTGTTTGAATGAAGCATTACTAATATTGGTGTTCGATTCTTTAAGTTTTATTTTTTTTTTATTTTTTTTCATTTGCTCTCTCTGTAAAAAAACACGATTTTGTGCACATTTTAATTTTATTTAAAAAATTACTTATTAAAAATAATATTTTAATTAATTATTATGATTTTATTTTGTTATTAAAAAAGTTAATAAAAAAAAAGAATAAAAAACCTAGAAAAAAGAATAAAAAAAGAATAAAAAGAATGAAAAAAGAATGAAAAAAGAATTAGATAAAGAAAATAATGAAAAAAATGAATTACATAAAATTATTAAATCTCAAACAAAACAAATTAATAAATTATTAGAAAAAAATGGAAAACAAATAAATAACACACATAATAATAACAATTCAAATAATACTATTAATAATACTATTCATATAAATAATTACGGAGAAGAAAACTTAGAAATGCTTACAGACGAGTTCAAAGAACGTTGTATAACTCGTCCATTTTATGCAATTATTGATATTATAAGAAAAATACATTTTAATGATGACTATCCCAAAAATAAAAATATGAGAATTGTGAATAAAAGAGATAATAAGATTCAGGTATTAACAGATGGGAAATGGCAATATATATATAAAGATGAAGCAGTAAAATATGCGTTCGATGATAGTAACGACCACCTGAAAGGTGGTCTAATACCGGTCTACGACCATAATGAAAGATTAGAACAATTTTATGTGGAAAAATCACATAAATTCCGAAAGTTTATAAAATTATGCTGTGAAGAAATAATCAAGAATATTCACGAATGTGAACCTGACATAACGAACCCCTTGAAGGGGTTCTAATACCGGTCTACGACCATAATGAATGAGTTATATAAAGAGATGGATTTAATATTATTAAATGGATGTTAGAATATAATTCATTAACAAAGATTATTAATTTTTAACAAAGTATCTATTTTACTATTCAATTCAACATCTGATTCTGTAATATCTAATCTTTTCTTAAGATCTATTAATGTTTTTCTAACAGAGTTTTCTTTATCTTTAACAGTCATTTTTTTGGAATCTTTAACACTTAAAAACATCATTATTATTGCTATTATCGCAATAATTGATAGAATAATCCATGCTTTTGAATTATTAGTATTATAATTATCTTTTTTCATCGCAATATTAAGTACTACTGGTATTAAACATCCTATCATAATAAAGAACCCTTCTAAAAATGGTAAATATGAATTAATTTTAGATACAAAAAAACTACTATCAATTTCTTCATCTCCACTATAAATTCCGTCATATTTAGTCATATATGTAAAAAGATTTATGAGGGCACTTGATAATAAGGCACCAATGATATTAGAAAATGTATTACCCATCATTGCTTTAGAACCTTCTATAAGGTCATATTTTCTTTTAATATTTTGAATATAATCCCCTATTAAACCTTGATTTTTAACATTTAATGGAACTTCCATAGGTTTTCCGCCTTGTTCGTTTATGAGTTCATCTATATCTTCCATAAGGTCATTTATTTTAGGATTTTTGATTTTTCTAATTTCTTCTTTAAATCTAAGTGTTTGATTCAAAACTGCTCTCCATTTACCATTTGCCCAATTATTCATATATTGTAAATTTCTACTAATTGATTTTTTCTCCTTTTTAAATCTTGAATCCACAGATAATGGACCCAAAAATATATTAAGGAAAGAATTATCCAATGCTTCAATACCTAATTGGAGACCGAAATTATCTATAAATCCAAAAAATAAGGCAGAAATACCCAAAACCATTAACATACCTACAACACTAAACTTTCTTCCCTTGATATACTGTACTACCTTTTCCTCTTTCAGAATAGAATTATTAAATACAATTAAGATAGCAGCTATTATTATAATAAAATAAATTCCAAAATATTTAACTTTGCCAGATGGAACACCTATAATTAATACTTTTGAAACGAAAAAACATGCTATAAAAAATGATATTAAGGAAACCACCGGAAGAAAAAATGAACTATATTTCTCTAATATACTTTCTGTATTTTTAATAATTTTATTCTGATTATTTTTTTCATTATCTTTTTCATTAATATCAACATATTTAATAAGATAAATACTTGATGTAAATATAATAACTAAAATTGTTATTATAAAATAATATGAATTTAATTCTATTTTGATATGATTTAAATTACTCATTAATATATAAAAATATTATTTATTTTATTATTCATTTATATTCAATTATTTCCTTTGGATAATCTCTTTCTTCTACTTCTTTCATTTTTTCTGGTTCAAAAAACGCTTTTTTATAATCAGTCATTTTTATATCATTTCCATAATCAGAATAATCATGTATATCTTTTGATTTTTTATCTAATGGGTAATATGTTATAGTATTAGGTAATGCTTCGGGTTCTGTATATTCTATTATTTCTCTAGTGAATTTATGTTTAGATTCTTCTTTTTCTTCACTAATATATTCTTTAGAGACTTCCAAATCCTCTAATATTTCATTTATATCCATTTTATTTATATCCATTAAATCTCCATATCCATTTTCAAATGGATTATTATCATATGGGTTAATCTCATTATTTTCATTTCGCTTGTTATCAAATTCCTTATTAAAATCTACAATCCAATCATTTGTTTCTTCATATATATTACCGAACTTAGGGACTTCTATTGATTCCTGTTCCTTACAAAAACATTCAAACTCATCCTCCAATTCCTCATATGTGCTATCTTTTATATTTTCCAGTTGTTTTTTTATATAATTATAAGCAAGACATACCACATTCATATCTTTTTTATCTCCACCTCTATCGGGATGACATAATAAAGCCATATTATAATAATTTTTTTTTAGTTCTCTCAAAGAACTTTTATCATTAACACCTAAAAGACTATAGGGATTAATTAATTTATTTTCTTCTATTTTACCATTTTCGGTTATGTTACTATTTTCCATTATTGTATTTAATTGTTAAAAAAAATATATTTTTACCGCATTTTATATTAATTTGTATTTACTATATCTTCATATCTGGGTGGAACTTCTTCTTCATTTTCATTATATTGAAGACTATTAATATGATTTTGTATTTCTATAGGATAATCAGGTTTACATTTATTCGCAAATATTTTAAATGAAAAGTATAAAGCAAGACTACCTATACCTAAAATAACAATAACTAACCCTGGCATATAGTATTATATAATCTTTTTGTTTTTATTTCATAAATAAATATTAAAATTATTATATTTTTTTATTTTATCTTATTATAATATATAAAATGAATTGTTCTTTATGCTGTTTTATTGCGGCAGCTTTATTGGGTTCTATGTTTTACTTTATAATTAATGGTAGTAAAAAAAATAACAAAATTTTACAGTTTAGAAGTTTATTAAGTGATAAACAACAAAAAATTCACAATACAATTATTAAAGAAAGATTATATATATATATCCAAGGATTTGTTTTGGGTCTTATTCTTGCTCTTATTTACCTCAAAACTATGAAAAACTATAAGCAACCTATATATTGTATTTTTATCGCGATAGTTTTAGGTGTAACTTATATACACTATACTATTATGCCAAAATCCACTTATATGTTAGAACATATTGATACTCCGGAACAAGCAAGAGCCTGGTTAGAAATTTATAGAGAAATGAAATTAAACTGTCATATTGGTATGTTATTAGGTATTGTCGCATTACCTTTCGTATGTAAAATATTTATATAAGAAAATATAATAAAATAAAAAAATAAAATATAATAAAAATTGTAATTATTTAAAGAGAAATAAGGAGTAAAATATAATGTTTGCTCCGTTCACAACAGAAGATATATCAGATTTTATAAAAGATAAAAAAGAGGTAGATAAGTTAGTTAGAATGACTTATAGATTTAATTTATTTATGTTTTATCTTTTTGTATTTATGATTTTATACTTAATTTTATTTTACATTAAAAACTCATTTTACTTTTTAACTTTTTTTTAACTAAATTAATTAAATTTTTTTTATTCTTTCTATTATTACCTATTTCAATTAATTTAGATAATAATATTTTTATCTTCGTTTCATCCAATTCTATTTTTTTTATAATATAAGTATATGTCTCTTTCAGTGGAGAATATGGAACAATTACTTTATCTCCTACTTTAAGGTAGTGTATGTATTTAAAATTTTTTGATTTATTAAAAGTTTTTTTACCATTGGGAGCATATAAGTCATACATAATAATAATATTACTTCCTTCTGTATTTTGTAAGAATTTATCTTGGAAATTTATAGAAAATAGGGAATCAAATGAAGATTTAGTAAATGTTTTTTTATTTATTTTAATATTCTTATTTTTTTTAGTATTACTTTCTATTTTCATATTTTTTCTAGAATTTTTAATATTTCTTTTTGTTATAAAATTTATATTTCCTTTAATATTATTTATTTTAGTATTTTTACTTTTATATGTCATTATATCAAAGATATTTTATATTTATATCAAAGATATTTTATATTTATATCAAAAATAATTTATATTTATATCAGATATATATATATTTTATATGTAATATTTAATGAATTATAGTGAAATAACTAATTTACCTATTATACAAACTAATCATATAGAAACACCATTTAATAAAGTATTTAGTACTAATGTTTTTTTACCTATGGAGATGAATATATCTCATAAAACATTTTCTTATTTAACAGGATTTATTAAGTTAGTAGAAACATTTAAATTACAAACTAGATGGAATGAAGGAAACCCAGAAAATAATTGGGGGTTAATTGTTTTTTATGATAAATCCCTTTCTGATTTTGTATATTCTTCACATTATAGAACTATAAAATCTAATACACCTACTAATACGAGAATAAAAACAAACTATAAAAAAAATAAAGATATTATTAATAAATTATATGAAGCATATAGATGTTATATCAATATTATAATAACTGATAAAGAAAAATATAATTTTATTAAACTATATAGTTATACAGATAATAGAATTGTTTTGGGAAAGAAGGGATATAGTGGTCTTCCATCAACATATGGTTCATTTATAAGATTTATTCCTTTATATGATGATACAATAAGAAAGTTTTTTTGTATAAATATTAGTCACGCAGTTACTCCTAAGTTAATGGATTTAATAGATACATGGGAAAACACTTCTTTTAAACTTGCTTCTATTGAACATACCACATATAGGTGGTTAAATATTATAAAATTAAAAAAAAAAATAGATAATATAATTACGGATATTAATCTACCGAGAGAAATAATAAAAGGTTTACAATCGAGAATACCTGCTGGATTATTTGGTTTTAATAAAGATAAAAAAATCCCAGAGTATACAGAAATATATAATTTTTTTACCAATGGAATATTAGGTGAATTAGTAAAAAAATATAATTCGAAGGATTCAACTAATAGAGATATATTTAATTATGGAATTGACGAAATATTGCTAAGATATGTTTTAGAAAAATATAATAATAAGAACTTTTATGTTTATAATGATGATTTTATTTTTCCTCTTAATATGGAATTAGAACTGAAAAGGCCTGTCTTTTATAAATTTATAAAAAAAATACCAAAAAAAATATTAATACCACATAAATTAATAAATTATATTAGTGGTAGTTTTACTCCGTATAAAATTATTTTTAATGAAAATATAAATGAAAGTATAATAGAAGAAATAAATGAATTTATTAGAGGATTATATCTAAATAATTATAAATTAGAAGAATGTTTTCAAGTAGAAATTTATAATGAAGAATTGGGAAGTTTAACAAGTGATATATCAAAACTTTTACATATTAATAAATATAATAAAAAATATGGTGATTTAATAAGAAAATTAGAGTTGCCTCATTTATATAAACACCTTAATTTTTTAATTGATAATATACCAAACGACCATATATATTTATCAATTAATTTTGTTAACTTATTACCCAGCAAATTAACCAAAGATATCAAAAAATATTTTAAAGAAAAAGATAATTATGGTTTTATATCATTAATGGAATCATTAAACGAAGATAAACCTATGATATTATTTTCAGAAAAGTTATTTAATAATTCGCAAATATACCCCCTTTTTTATACTTATATAAAAATAGAAGATTATCCTAATAATAAATCAATAAAAATATTAATTAATGAACTAATAGATTATTATGAAAATTTAGATCTTAAACATTTTATTTATATAACAGAAGAAAAAAATAATAATGTTCTTCAAATAAATCAATATTCTAAAAGAGTAAGATCTTTAAGTAATACTCATAATACTAATACTACTTCAAATAATTCACCTACAGAACAAGTAGAAGAACCATCTGATTTTATATTTCCTAGAAAATATAAGACTTCCAAAGGTAGAGCCCAAAAGAGACAAAATTTTATAAAACAAGGGAAAACTAATTTCCCGATTATTAATAATAACATATTTGAAAATAATACACCAATCAATTATTTGAATAGAAGAAGATTGGGTATAACTCGAGGAGTTGATTATTTACCACCAATATTACAGACTAAAACTAAACAAAGTAAAAAAAAACACAGTAAAAAAAACCAAAGTAAAAAAAACATACTCAAGTAGTATAAGATATAAAACTTTTAGACATAAATAATATTTAAAATATTAGTAATGGGGAACTAATAAATGATAAATAATTTAACTGATTTGGAAATTAATGAATTAATTTTAAAACGCAAGGATATAGAAAGAAGAATACTAAGTTATAAAAACTTAGTTAAGGAATTGGAAAAAGAAAATAAAATTATAATGAAAACTATTCGCGACAATTGTAATCATAATTGGGTAAAAGACCCAAATTATTATACATATGATGAAAGACCTAATAGATGTACTAAATGTAATTTAGTTAATTAAAATATAATATATTAATTTTTGGATAATAAATATTTATTATGCGATAATAAATATTTAAAGTTATATTTATTATGATATAATTAAAATGGTAAAAATTAATACTTGTTTTATAATTTCTTCTATATTACTATCAATAACAAACGTCGCGTTTTTCTCATATGGATTTCATACTGTTAGTACTTTATCTCATTCTATAAAAAGTGATTGTGGAGATTATTTAAAATATAATGTAGGTGTTTTATCCTTATTTGCTCTTAGTTTAGTTGTTACTTTTTCATATGTATGTTGTAGTAATTTAATTAGTAATATAATTTATATTTTAAATGCCATAGCATTAACTACTCTAGCAATAGACAGATATGTAAGGAAGGAAACAATATGTGATTATAATTGTGAAATGAAATGTGGCGAATTAGTAACTCTTGGAAATAATATTGAAATATTTTTTATAGTTAATTTGAGTATTATTGCTTTATCTGCTTTAACAATATTATGTATTTTAGGCGGTAAGGCATTAAGTTGTTGTGGATATTATGATTAAAAATTGAATAAATTTAGAAAAAATATAAAATATAAAATATAAAATGGAAAATATAAAATGGAAAATCAGCAAGTTGTATTACAACCGGAAAGCAATCCGACAAAATTAATAAAAAATGAAGAAGAAAACTATAAAAAGTTCGTCTATTTTAGTGTCACTATTTGCGCTGTTTTATACTCTATTACTCCCCATTTTCTCTAATTTAGTATTTAAAAGGAAACGAAAATAAATAATTATTAAAAAGTATATTAATATAAAATGGACATCACAAAAAATATTTCAGACGAGTCTGTAAATGAGAATATTCTTTCAGAAGACCCTTTCGTAGCAACTTATAATAATATGTTAAGCGATGAAGAATGTCAACATTTCATAAATATATCTAGAAAATCTTTAAAACGTGCTTTAGTAAGTAACGATAATAATGGATTTGTATCAAATGGTCGTTCTGGTTCTAATACATGGATCCAACACGGTCATGATGAAATTACAAAAAATGTAGGGGAGAGAATTGCTAATATACTTGGTATGCCTTTAGAAAATGCTGAATCTTTTCAAGTAATTCATTATGGTATTACACAAGAATATATACAGCATTATGATAGTTGGATTCATAATGGTTCTGATAAAACCCATAGATGTATGAATAAAGGTGGTGCTAGAATGAAAACAGCTCTATGTTATCTTAACGACGTAACTAAAGGAGGTGGTACTAAAATGACAAAATTAGATATAACCGTTTCAGCTGAGAAAGGTAAATTATTAGTATTTCACAATACTGTTAGTGATATAGATCATACAAGACATGAATTATCCGAACATGCTGGACTTCCCGTTGAGGAAGGTGAAAAATTTGCTTTTAATTTATGGTTTAAAGAATGTAATAGTAAAATGTTGTATAAAGATTTTAATCCAAGTTATTATAGTGTTGAAGATGAAGTAACTGAAAAAAAAGAACTAGATTCTAATGAAGGATCTATAGTACCAGTAACCAATATTATATTAGAAGTAGATAATTCGGACATATTACATTCAAGTAAAGATATTTTTAAAATTAAATCTTATATGGATGAATCGTCAACAGAAGAAATTTTACAAAAATGCGAGTTTAATACAAGAGAACGTAGAGATGGATGGGTTAAATTAACAACGGTGCCAGATTTAGTTAAAAAACTAGAAGATACAACAGGTATTAACCAAAGTTTTTATGAAAATATTAATATCGTAGAATATAAAGAAAATGTGCTACATGGAAGACATTTCAATGCTTATGATTTAAATACTGATACTGGGAAAAAATATACATCAATATTAGGACAACGACTTTTCACTATTACTTTATTACTAACTGATAATTTGACAATTAACTTTCCAAGTATAAAGACAAGTTGTAATTTAAATCAAGGCGATTTATTAATATATAAAAATGTAATGAATAGTAGTCTTAATAGAGACATGGATCTACAAAGAAGTATTATATGTAAAGAAGGGACTGGTTATTTGGCAAACATATATATTAGATGTAATAATAAAAATGGTGAAAAACTGATTGAGTTAGATGAAACTGATATAGAAAAAAATATGGAATTACAAATAACTGAATTAGAAAACTATATGGACACACTAGATAATGTATTAAATAAATTTCAGAATGATGAAATTAAAGGACATTGGAGTGGTTTAAAAAGTTTTAAATATAATTTTAAAGGTGATTTTGATAGTTTTAAGAATTATATCTCTCAATATAATGAAATTAGATCTAATAATGCGGTTTTAAATAAAGAGAATCTTGATAAAGATTATGTTCTTGATGACAAGTTACCTATCCAAGTTGTTAATAATGTATTAAATAATGAGTTACTAGATCTATTAAAAGAATATTATAAAGAAACTATTAGTAAAAATGTGTGGGCGCTAGGAGATAGACAGTCTAATAGATATAAAGCTCATAATGAACCTATGTCTAGAATTCTACATTATGAATGTTTACCTTTAATTGAGAGAATAGTAGGTAAATCAATGAAACCTACATATACTTATCTATCCTCATATGTGAAGGGTGCGAATTTACCTCCTCATACAGATAGACCTGATTGCGAATATACTGTATCATTTGTTGTAGATAAACCTAAGGATAGTAATTGGAACATTTATGTACATAAACCACAACAAGAAGTTAAATATAAGGGTCGTTATGATGAAAAACCACCATTAGAAGAATGTGAACCGGTAGACTGTGATGCTGGTGGATTGATGTTATTCCAAGGTACAGATCATATACATTTTAGAGAAAAACTTGAAGCAGATTATTACAATGTTTTGTTATTACATTATTGTTCGGTATAATCATATAATAATTTTATTATAATATATCATATGACTAGGATAGCAGTAATAATAAATGGGTGGATTAGGCAATCAATTATTTATTATATTCAGTACAATAAATGAAAGTATTATCAATAATAAAAAATTTGAAATATATATACCACCAAATGTTAACACATCACTAGATAAAATAGTAAGAACAAGTGATTATGAAATTAAAGAAATTTTATTTAAAATAAAAGATAAAATTACTGAAACAAAACCAGATCATAAATATAATATTATTCTATCAGGATATATGCAGAAACAGTATGGAAATAATTTTGAAAAAATATGTTATATAACAGGTATTCGCGATTATCAGTATATAATTAAAAAAAAACATGATTACTTATTTAACGATAAACAAATTAACGTATCTATACATTTTAGACAGGGAGATTATGTTACTGCTAATAAAATAGATAATAGATTTTATTTATTATCATATAATTACTACAGTAATTGTGTTAATAAATTACTACAGAAATTTCCAAAAATAAATATACAATTCTTAATATTTTTCGAAAAAGAAGAAGATAATATTAACAACATTATATTTGATTTGAAGAATAATTATAATATAAAGTATAAAGTAATTGATAGTAGTTATTCTACTAGTGAACAATTAATATTACAATCGTTATGTAATCATAATATTATAGCAAACAGTACATTTAGTTTATGGAGTGCGTATTTAAATAATAATATTGATAAAACTGTATTTTTTCCACCAAAAAGAGGATTTAAAAATTTCATATCTATTTGTAAACAATTAAATTTTGAACCGGTTAATGACGAAAAAGAATAATCAGAAAAGTATAATTATCTCCATGATCCTGATGGAACAAACAAGTTTAAATATAAATCTATATATTTAGTTTTATTATAATAATTAGTCACATCTAAACTGAAAATTTTATCTTCTGCGAAGTTTCTATTTTTATATTGTATATTTTGCACCACACTAAAATGATAACTACAAGCACCATAATGTATATAATTAGATCTATCTAAAAAATCTATTCTATTTTTACCGTATTTTTTATTAAACATATCACTACATAATGATAAACGATTGTTTATTATTTTGGATTCTACATTAAAAATATTATTTTCAATATTAGAACAATCAATACAATTAAAATTTTTAATATTGTAAATACGTTCTTTACTGCAACGTACTTTGTGTAACAGTAATTTAGTATCTGGATAAACAGCTACTATTTTTTCTATTATTTCTAATTTCTGTGGATGTATTACATCATCCGCATCAGATCTAACAATATATCCTTCTTTTACCATATTACCCATAATATTTAAATGTACAGCCGCATTAGTTAATTTATTTTGAACAAATATTTCTAATGGTAAATGAGAAAATTGTTTTAAAATTTCGTCTTTTTTATTAATTAAATTGTAATTCTCAAATTTAGGTGATAAACTTATTATAATTTTATCTGGTTTGCGTGTAAAATCATCTACAGTGCTAAGTAGTTTTAATAATAATGGTATATGTTTATCAACACATGGTATACATAGTGTAATCGTTATAGGTTTAATAATTTCATTTGGTATAGTAGAAGGTAAATGATATTTACTTTGAATACTATCATAAATATTTTTAATATGTTTAATATAATTTACTTCTCCAAACTGTTTTTCTGATTTAACATTATAATTAAATTTCCAATAATCTATATCGTATTGTGTATGTATCCAATTACCTGGAAGATTAATTTCATTTTGGTTGTAGTCTTCTTTTTTAAATTTATGTTCTATTTTTAATAAATCCATCATTTGGTTTACACAATGAATAAATACACTTGTTGTTGGATGGTTTTGTGTAAAAAATAATTTTTCATGTCTAATATGTTTTTCTATATAATCACTAACTATAACATCACATAATTTTTCTTTTTCTTTTAGTATTTTCATACAGTTATCATAACGTTCTTTATAATTAAAATTTATCTTATTATTATTATATAGTTCAAGTATTTCATCTATAGTCTTACCTTCAGATTTTAATTTTTCTATAGGCAAGGTGTTAATATATTTATTGCATTCATTATAATTACCTATATAATTATCAATTATAGCAGGAGGTATAATAATCCATAAACTATCATTATATATGTATGGAAATGATATTTTTATACAATCTGATTTCAAATAACTCATAATGTTATTTTTAATATTAATTGAAGTAGAATATATATTATGATTTTCGCTAATAGGTTGGTATATAAATATATCAGCTTTTTGTAAAATATCTGCGTCTATTTCTTTTTTGTTTTTAATAATATAATAATTTTCAATAATTATAATCTTAGATTCAGTAAATATTTTTTTTAAAAAGTAACTGATACCTATACCTTGACAATTAGAGTAAATAACTATATTATGTTTTCTTTTTTCTGATAATTTAGATATACTTTTATCTGATACAACCTTATTAATATTAATTAAATTATTATTTTCTAAAATAAAGAAAGGTACTGCATAGGAATATTTAATATTGTATTTTTCATAAATATTTGAATAATCAATTACTTTATAATTATATTTTGTAAATACATTTAGTATAGATTCATTTTTATTAGTTGGTAAAAATGTGTCTGTACTTTGAGGATTATTTGGAACAAAAAATATATATCTTATTTTTTTGTTATGTATTAATTTTATCCACCATTCAATGTCATCAATATTACATTCGGAAAATGAATGAATATTAAATGCGATATCAAATTGTATTTCACTCAACTTATTTTCAATATCAAATAGATCAACAACATGGTTACCTTTTTCTTTTAAATATTTTTTACTAAAATATGTGCTCTGTGGTATTCCATCTGTAACATAATAGTTGGAATTTGGATAACAATCTAAAAATCTCTTACATAATCTTCCATATCCACCACCAATATCTATTATGTTCATATTTTCTATATCTGGTAATTTTGTTTTCAAATATGTAATTTCCATAATAGAATCCAATAAATCTCTACTTACTATAGTATTATCAATTTTAAATGTTTTACATCCATTGGAACCCGATTCCTTTGTTTTATCAAGTAATGAAAAAATATCGTTTTTTTTTGTCATATTATATAAATTTTCCAAATCAATATTGGTTTGCCAAATATAAGCATTATGTCCTCTAAAATTATCTGTAAATGATGTGTTTATATAATTTTTTGTTGGGTTCCAAACAGTGGGTTTTATATTAAAATTGTGTTTTTTATAAAAATCATTATATTTTTCTATAAGTGATTGCATAGTATTTTCTTTATCATCTATTACTGTATTATGAATTGCTTTATTGTCATTCACTTTATTATGAATTATTTTATTAAAATTATACCATATATTACCATGTTTCACACTAATAGTATTTTTATTAGGCATGTAAGCGTCAATATATTTTTTATCTTCCCACAATATTTGTATATGTGTATTTAATTCTAATAATTTCTTTCCACCACCATTTATTGTTTTACATGTCCCGCGTCCTGTTTTTTTTGTAGGTTCTACAGTGATAATAAAATCATCATCTTCCCATAATAAAGAACATATAGGTTTTCTGTTTTTAAAAAATCCTTTCCATGAATTATACAGAAATTTTCCATTTTCTTTTATATAATTTTTATTTGATAAAAAAGGGTATACTTTTTCTAATTGTAAGTCATTATAATATTTATGAACAGGTGAAATATTACCAACAAAATTACAATGAATAACAGATAAATCAGGAAATGGTATACTGTTATCTAACTTTTTACCTGCTCTATAATATTGAATATAATTAGATGTCTTATAAAAGTATTGTTCTGCTATTATACAGTCATTAGCAAATTTATCTACATTATTTTTTGTTGATTCAGAATATTCTACAATATGTTTTGTAACTTCAATATCAAAATTATTAATTTTACCAAACATGCCTCCAGCAATTGTCCATGTATGTTGATAATAATCGCTCATTATCATTAATTCTTTATCACTTCTATTATTTAACCAATCATTTACAGCACATTCTTCTCTATTATTAATTATAGAATCTAAATCTCTAGATAACCATATTTTAACGTTTTCATCATCATTAGGTAAAAATCGTAATGATCTTAAACATATATTTGTATCTACTAGGACTATTTCAATATCACCAAACTGTTTTATATTTTCAATAATATTTTTTGGTTCATCATAAGGCATATAAACCCTCATAATCCAATCTTTATAATTATGTTTTTTCATATAAAAATAATTTACATACACACCTTCATGAAAATGTCTTCGTCTGTTTCTTTCATCGTTTAAACCATATAAACAAAAGCTGATAATTTTTTTATTTTTACTAGGATTAATATTTATTTCTTTTACTATTTTAATATAACTTGATGCATGTGATGTAAATTGTTTATGATTAGTTAACATACTAATCTTTTGTACATTATCCTCCCAAAATATACTCCATGATATTGAATGACCTTGTGTATTATTCAAACACCATGAATATTTATTAGCATATGCAATTATTTTTTTTGTATACATATTACACCTTTTATTAGCCATATAAAATTTATAATTTATATAGTTACTAACAGTACTACATTGTGTTCCAATAAAATAATCACATTGCTCACATATATTTTTTTCAAGTAAAAAATCTGTTATAGGATTATTAGTTTTTTTAATCAAATTATCAGCAAAGGTAATATTATATTTTTTTTTTAGAATATCTATTATTTCACCATCTTTTCTATCACACATAATAATAATATTGTTAACTTTCAAACTATCAACAGTTTCTATTAACTCATCTACATATTTCATAGATTGATTATCAATATCATGTTTAGATCTATTATAATCTCCAAATCTTAAATGAATTGCTAATTCAGAATGATTATAGTTATAATCATCTATATTTAAATTAGTAAGGGAAAAACAAATATTAGACATTAATTTATATCTCTCCTCTGATGTATAAAAATTATAAAAACATCTAGATGCATTACTATTGTTAATATATAGATATTCTTGTTCTACACTATCAAAATCAAAAATATTTTTGGTTCTACCATTACAAAAACTATCAACATTAGGATCATTGCTATATCTTGATTCTACAAATACATTTGCTGAGAAGCGATTATTTCTAGTTTTTTCAAAGCAAAACAGTACATTATCATCAAATAAATCAATTAATGATGTAATATTATTAGGTATATTCTTGTAATAAACATCTAACCCATAGGGTAAAAATTCTTTGTAATCATCATTAAAAAAATCTAAAAATTTACCATAATTCCATGATATTTTTCCACAATGAGCTAGAGGATTTCTAACTAACAAAATCAACCTACGATTTGAAATATTAGCCAGATAAATAGCTGTTTCTAGAGAGAATAATTGATTACAGAATCCAACTCCACTAAATAATTCATAAATTAAATATTTCATTTACTTAATAAAATATTTAATTATAATATTTTTAACTATCTGGACTTTATAATATTAATTTTTTCAATAGGAATCTCGTTAGTATAGATCTTTTTGTATAATAAAATACATAAACGATGAACTCCGTCTTGAACAACATATTTTTTTATATTAGAATTAAAAACTAATTTTATAGGTTTCATTTTTTCAATATCAAAATTTTTTAGTAGATTTTTAAAAGTATCTACACTATGCTCTAATTGTCTAGTTAAGGATATATAATTATTGTATTTAACAAAATTATTACTATTTATAGCATCATAATTAATAGTATCTTTTATATGTAGAATGTCATGTGGTTTTACAAAAAATCTGGAATATTCATTATTTTCACAATATTTCTTTAAATCTTCATTAATTAACCATTGAGAACAGTATATATCATCAATGTTTAATGACATACATTTATTATAGAAAATATATTTATATTTTTTTACCATCTAGATTTCTTAACGTTAATTTTTGGACCTCTACGGGTTTTTTGAGCACCAGGATCATAAACATCCTCGTCGTCATCAGAATTAATTTCTTTTGATATCTCCCAAAACTCTTTTGATCCTAATCTAAAACTACCGTGTGGTTCAGCTTTATACCAGAAAATTTGATCCTGGAGTTTGTTAGATTTACTATTATTGTTAATAACTAAACATTCATAATTTTCAGTACATTGATCCATTACTTGACAAAAAGACTCAAATGTAGGGAACATACCAGCATAATTTTCATAAATTCTCTTTCTATTAGCGATGTAAGGTTCCCTCAATATAAAAACATATTCAATATTTGTTCTTAGATTAGGTGGAATACCTAAAGGATATTGAATTGTAATAAGCATAATTTTCCAATTTCTACCATTCATAAAAAGAAGTCTCATCATTTTATCTTTAGTCCAATAACTTTGTTGTAATAGTGTTGTTTGAAGAAGGAAACCTAATTAATACTGGAACAAATGTATTATATAAGAAAGATGTACAATTAAAAAATATTTTGATGGTTGGAGATGAATATCAAGTTTATATTACTAGTCCTAATCGTAGAATTATTTCTGTAATGGATAGTGATGAATTGAGAGAAATGAAAGAGTTTAATATAGAAGATTACTTACCAAAGGAGGTACATATACCATATCTCTTAATAGAAAATGCATTAGACAACGATTTATTGGAAAAAGTAATTAATTTTTATGATCAAAAAAAGATTGAAGGTAAACTTATATCACATCAACATAGTACAAAAGATAAACTATATGTACATCCTGAACTTCTTTAACAATATTATGTGTTTTAGTTTCAAGAGTTCTTGGTTGTTGTGGATATTATGATTAAAAATTGAATAAATTAAAAAATTATATAAAATATAAAATGGAAAATTCAGCAATTTGTATAACAGCCGGAGAGCAATCCGAAAATCACGTAGGTATGGAAATCAATGGAGAATGATTATCTGCAAGTGGATTTACTATCCAAGAGTTAAATAATTTTAAACAAATATTACTAGAGAAGGGTATTGAAAGTGAATATTATAGATTAGATGAAACTTTAGAAGATATTGATGATGTAGAACCAGCAGCTTTGCTAATTATTCGAGATGGTATTTCGAAATTAATAGAAGAAAGTGCGACAAATATGTTAGAAGAGCAGTTAAGTTTTGAGTGGGATAAAAAATTTTGGGATACTAGGAGGAAAAAAGTTTTTAATAAGATAGCAAGATATAATGTATGTTATGGAGAAGTAGAGCAAGAACCAGATTATGAGAATAAAAAGGGGACAATTAAGGCATATGATAGTGTTCCTATTTTAAATAAATGGAGGAATTCTCTTGGAATTATTTTTGGGGAAAAAGCAACAAATTTGGAGGTAGAAGGAAATTTATATTATGATGTTAAAAAATGCGGTATAGGTTTTCACGGTGATTCCGAAAGAAAGAAAGTTATTGCTTGTTCTCTAGGGAAGACAAGACCAATACATTGGCAGTGGTATTGGAAATCTAAACCTATTGGGGAAAGAATCAAATTTAATCTTAATAATGGTGATATGTATATTATGAGTGAAAAAACAAGTGGGTTCGATTGGAAAAAAAGAAATATTCAAACATTAAGACACGCAGCAGGAGAAAAATATACTAAATAAATATAATTTAATTATATTTATTTATTACATTTACACTTATTATATTTATTTACACTTATTATATTTATTACATTTACATATATTAAATAATGAATTATAATTTAGCAATTATAATTGAATGTTTATTTTTTTTTATTTTTAATTTAGTGATAGTCAAAATGATATTACAGTGGAAACATAATGATTGTGTATGTGTTAATACAAAAAATAAAGATTATATCTTTTATTTTAGTATTTTTTATATGTTCTTTTCATTATCATTCATAATTTATCCTTACTACATTAAAACCCTATTTGGAAAAACATTATCATTAGTTTCCTTGCCTATAACTATATTTTATATATATACCTTGATAATGTATATCAAAGAATTAAAAGAGAAAAAAAGGTGTCAATGTATGAAGAAAACTAATTTAGTAATATTAGAATGGTATACATATATATTTGCGTTTTTATTAGTTTTAGGTTATATGTATGTTTGTAATTATTATATGAAAGGACCTGAATATAAAAAAATACTTAATGATTATTTATACGGAGATAGGAAATGTTTTGTAAAAAAAAAAAATAATATGAAATATTTGAAATATCAAAAATTGCCGAAAGATTATATTATAAAAAAAAAAATTAAACATAATCGTGGAGTTCAATAACCTCTAAATTAGGATTAGTATTTAGGTATGTACAGAAATTACTAAAATTGCCTTTTGATTTATATATTATATCACAGTCTTGTAGCATTAAAACATCTATAATACAATCTAAACCCTTCTTATAGTTAGATAAATGTTTGCTCCCCATATGAATTGAATTATCTATTAATTTTTCTTTTAAAATTAATTCTTGCTTCGCATTTCCAATAAGTCTTCGTTTATCATAAATCTTATCTCTAGTTGGCGTTTGTTGGAAATTATAATTTAAACCAGAAGTATTAATATTAGACCTATCCGCATTTTTATAATTTATAACTTTATTACCAAATTTTTCTTTCATAAACAATATAAAAGGTATCTCGTCTGTTGATATTACAATATATATATCATTTAATTTAGTATCATTTAATTTAGCAATCTTATCATTAATAATATTATAAATTAATTCATATGAATAGTGAATTGGGTGTTCCTCGTCATTTTTTCCTTCTTCTACTTTATCAGTTCCTCTGTAATGAATACCAATAAATTTCTGGTTTGGTTTAGTAGGTGGGAATATATCTTGTTTTATTTTAGTTGCTAATTCAGTCAGGTAATCTAAGATTTTAACCTTTTGTTGGATATAGTGTCTTTTATCGTTAAAATTCATTTCTAAACTAAGAAAATTAAATTCACCGAAAGTATCATAATTAAAATAATAAACATAATCATCTGTTTTTGTAGAGCAATTACCTAATATTGATTTAGTGAAATTTATTCTATTTGGATAATTTATTACTGTATTATATGTACTATATGATATATCTAAATTATCTTGAAAATAATTATAGAACCAGTTTTTATTATTATGTATAAGTCCTAACTCATCAGTATTAGAAAGATATAAACTACCGCAAAAATTAACTATTGGAATTTTATTATACTTATCCGCAATTAAATTACAAAGGATATAATTATAAATATGCCAATAAAACCCTCCGTAAGTATTATATGTTTCTAATAAAATAAAATCAGACATTCTCAATTTAAAATAATCATTGATTAGAAATCTGGAATTTAAAATCTTTGGTTTATCTACTATTTCCAAATTATATAATAAGGGAAAATCTCCCTTACATATAAATTTAATTGTATTATTACCTTCATTTAATAAATAGGGACCTAATTGAATATTAAGAGATATTAGTTTATTATGACTTTTAGTATTTAGTTCAAGTAAATTATTAGTTCTTATAATATTATTAATTTTTAATGTAATATCTGGTTTATTAGCACTATTATATTTTAAAATAAAAAAATATTTTTGTTTTTTTTCTGCTTGGAAATCAAATTGAACTATTTTATTTGGATCTGTAATAATAAATGCTTCATATGTATAATTATAAGTAAAACCAATTTCACTTAGATTTATAATCATAATTTTATTTTATTTTATATTTTATATTTTATATTTTTAAGTCAAGTTTGTTTAGTAAATAATTAATATCATATGAAGTAATTTTTTGTTGTTTAAGTTTTTTTTTCTTTTTACCTGCATTTCCATTATTGCTTTTAATATTAATATTTTTAATTAAATCTGCTAAATCACTAATACTTTTTTTCCTTTTTCTTTTTAAACTTTTCACATTCGGTTCTAAATCCCAATTATCCCAATTAACATTTTCCCCATTAGTAAATACGTCATCATCTGATTCCATTGTATCATTTCTTTCAATTTTCTTTTCATCAATCTTCTTTTCAATTTCTTTTATTGTTTTACAATAAGGATTAGTACAATTTTCATTTATAGGCACAAATTCACATATTTTTTTTATATCTATCCTATTTGTAAAATAAGTAGCACAATGTAAACAATCGTAATTAATATTTTTAGTCATATTAGTCATATTAGTCATATTAGTTTAATATTAATATATTTTTTTTTATAATTCAATTTTATAATTTATTGTTCGCTAATAAATTGTATATATTTGATAGGTTTTTTACATTTAGGACAGGGATATTTACACCTATTAATGTTTTTAGCACATTTATTACATATTAAATGTCCACATAACAATATAACACAATTACTTTTTGAATCCATACAAAACGGACATAATGATAAAGCAACGCCATTTTTATTTACAACTGTTGCTCCTGTAATAAGTTGTTTAGACATATCATTACGTATTTTAAGTGATAAGTCCTTACCAATCATTTTTTCCATATTTTTGTAAAAATTTACTATATCTTTTTCTTTAAGGTCTAACATTTTTAAAATAATTTCGTCTGAATTAGTTAGTTTTATTGCTTTATGGAAATTTTCAATAATTCTACCATTATTATTACCAGCAGATTTATTAAAAGCAATAATATTTTTTTTCATACTATCTTTTGTATTATTTTTATTTAATAATGAATCTATTAGGTCATTTTTAGGTTTACTATTTCTTTTATTAGTATGTGTTGTAGATTTAGGTAACATAATATTACTGTGAATGTTTTTTTTAGTTTTTTTCCTATCACTCATTTTATAAATAAAAAATATTTTATAATAGTTATTTAAACCATATTTTTTGTTTTTATATTATAATGACAACTTATATAAATAAAATTATACCCAAACAACCTCTGGAAAAGGATGACGATAACAAAGAATATAAAAGATATTTGATAAATCACCCAAAAAATGATACTCGACATTTTTATTGAAAAAAAACTATTCAAATGTTATACTGAATAATTGAAGGAAATTGAAATAAGAGGTATGAATAAAAAAGAATTAGATAGCACCATTTTCTATCTTAAAAAAATAACAAAATCAATATCCGCAAATATAAAAAAATGTAGGATATAATGGAAGTAAAGCATATGTATGTTCTACACGTATCCAATTACCAAACCATATTTTTGATAAAATTATTGAAACAATTAATTTAGAGATTTAGATAAATTATTGATTATCTATGTATAAATACATGGATATGATTAATCTCTAAAATACTACAATTTTCGGGTTTATTCTTCCAACATGTAATAACCTCGAATTTAGTTTGCAATTCTTTATGAATAATATAAGGATCACAATCCTTATACCAACATACTAAATGCTTAATCCCTTTTTCTGTAAAATATGGAAAATTATTTTCCGTTAAATAAAATTTTTCTTTTTTTAATTCTCTCTTTACATCTTCTAAAAAAATCGCCATTCTTTCCTTATCCTTCATAACAATATCATATTTCTTTTGAACTTCCTTTTCCCTTTGTAAAGCGAAGGAAGGAGGATTTGTCAAAGAGAATTTTTGTAATGTAGTATGTGTAAGCATTTTTTCTACTTATTACATTACATATATATTAAAATCAATTTTTATAATTAATAAAATTTGGTTTCAATTTTGAGAAAATGTAAAAATTAATTATTCTAAATACTTAAGCACTTGTAGTAGCTCCCACGGCAGCGGCGGCGGCAGCAGCAAGGTTCTTAGCAGACTGTGGGAAGTGTGGTTTCATGTATCTTTGAAGGTTAAAGTAAGTAACTTCATCAGATGGTTTGACATTGAGAAGACCAGCAAGAGCAGAGTCGCAGTTGATAATTCTTCGGTTGGCTTGGTCTTGGAGTTCGTGTGCCTTGATGTACTTAGTAAGGTGTTTGGTAACCTCGGTTCTAGCCATCATAGTTCCAGATTCAACACCAAGGAATTGGCAGAGTGAGTCTGAGATAAGAGTTGGTTTAGCAAATCCACTTGGTGGGCGTTTGACATCACCCGGGTTTTTACGTTTTTTGTTCTTTTTAGATGATTCGCGAACTTGTCTATTAACATTCTTTTGGAGTTTTCGGACATCGGCCATAAGAGTTTGTGATAGAGTTCTGAATTGTTGAAGTCTTGTCATAATATCCTTGAATTGGTCTTCAAGAGAAATTTCAGTTGTTGCTGTTTCCGCAACAACTGGAATTGTTTCAACAACAGGTTCGGGGGCAGCAACGACAACTGGTTCTGGGACAGAAGCAGTAGTAGTAGTAGTAGTAGTTTTTTTATTATTTCTCGCTTTGCGAGGAGTAGATGATTTAGATTTAGCAGGCATTATAGTTATAGTTAATAAAATTAATTAGTAAATTATACGCGGTTGTTATACTTCTTTATGTATTGTATTTTTTAAATCATTTTTTTAATTTGCGCTCTTAATTTTGGTGTCATTTTTAAATACTTAAGAAAAAATGTATATTTTTTATAAAATTAAAATGCTAAATAAAATTATTTATATAAATTAATTTTTTTTGGATTATCGTATAGTTCTTTAAGTGATTCGCCATAATTACAACCTCTAATAGCTTCAGCGCACATCCAAGAAACGTCTATAATATCCATTCTATCTTCTATTCCGAATTCTTTGATTTTTTCTATATGTCTAGTTTGATCTAATGTATTTGTAACTATTACTTTATCAAATTCACTATTTTTAATATTTTCTAAAGCCTTCCCTGAAAAAATACCATGACACACAAACATATATATTTTTTCTGCACCATTTTCCTTCAATAGTTTGGATGCTTTACATGCTGTTCCACCAGTATCTATCATATCATCAACTATAATACAAATTTTATTTTCCACATTTCCCATTAAAGACATTGTATTCACTACATTTGCTTCGCTTCTTTCTTTATAAATGGTTCCCATACCTACACCCAATTTATTAGAAACTCTAACTGCTCTTTTCATTCCTCCTTCATCGGGTGAAATTATAATTAATTTTTCTAAATCAAATTTATTATTGATAATATAATCTATAAAATTCGATTCCACGTATAAATTATCAAAAGGAGTACTACTAGAGAAAAAACCCTGTATTTGTCCTGCGTGTAAATCAAATACTATTACCCTACTTATATTCTGCGCCTCTAAACAATTAGCTATTACTCTTGCTGATATAGGTGCCCTACTATAATCTTTTCTATCCTGTCTTTGATAACCATAATAAGGCATTATTACATTAACACTATTGGCACTACCTCTCTTTAAGGCGTCGCATAAAATTAATAATTCCATAAAATTATCATTAGGAGTTTGATTAAATGAAGGTCCGGTAGGTTGTATTATATAGCAATCTTGTTTTCTGACATTTTCTTCTATAACAATATTAATTTCACCGTCCGCAAATCTACCTATTTTAACATTAGATATTTTTATACTAAGATGATTTGCGACTTTTTGAGAGAAGTCTAAATTCGCAGTTCCACTAAATATTTTCATTTATAGATATTATTTTGTTGATTAATTTAAATATTTTTATATTATAGAAAAATTATAATTAATTTTTAATTAAAATTTATCCAGTTTATTTTGGGAATTTCCACTATAATTATATCTTATAAAACATTTCCATATTTAAGTCAAATATCCTAAATTCTAATTAAAATTAATTATAATTTTTCTATAATATAAAAATAAGGAAAAAGATATAAAAAAATATAGATATAAGTGTTGATAATAGTTTAAATGCGTCTATTTTAATTTTGAAGAAGAAATAATTTAATTTTAACTAAACTTTTTTTCTAATATATATATATATATATATGAAATTTATAACAGATAAAAAATTTAATGATAAAGATATAGCTAATAAGAGTAACAAACATATATTATATGTTTATGTAGCTACAAAAAAAATGAAAGCAATAAATGCTGATAATTCCAATTATTTGAAAGACTTAAAAATGAATAAAGATACCGATAATATAAAAAAAATTAAATCTTTATTCGAACGTGCAGAAAAAAGAATTAATAATACTTCTCTAACTTCTATAAAAGAAATAAATATTTCTCCAGGTATTTTTGGGCAAATAAAAGACGCATGTGGGGCAAATGTAGGGAAATCTTTTTCTGAAGAACTAGACAAATTTAAAAAGAATCACGGAGGTGGAAATACGGGAAATAATGGCAGAAGAAATGGCGGAAGAAGTGCCAGAAGAAATGGTAGAAATGGCGGAAGAACTACCAGAAGAAATGGTAGAAATGGTAGAAATGGCGGAAATGGAGGAAGAACTGCCGGAAGAAATAGCGGAAGAAATAGCGGAAGAACTGGCAGAAGAACTGGCAGAAGAACTGGAAGAGGAAACAATGAAAATAAAGGGAATAATATGCTTAACCAAATGGAAAAAATGGAAAAGGCATTTAAAAATGCTGCTTCTATAAAACCTACAAGTAATTCTTCCAATTCCTTATCTAACAATAATAATAATTCAAGTAATTCAAATTCAAGTAATAATGAAGAACCTCTACCTACAAGAAGAACTGGCAGAAGAACTGGCAGAAGAACTGGCAGAAGAACAAGAACACAAACAAGTAATAAACCGAATAAAGGATTATTAAAAAGAATGAGAGAAGTTATAGTACCTAAAACAGAATTATTATGTGGAGAATGTAAAAGAAATGAATTATTATTAGATAGAGAATTATTAGAAAAAGATTATGGTATAACAAAAAGATATATAAATAGACTTAAAAAAGCTGAAAAATATTGCGATAAATGCCTAAAATTATGTAAATTTATGAAAAAAACAACCGAATCAAAAAAATTAAGAAAAGACCAAGATATATTTAGAGCAAGATATCCAAAAGTATGTAAACGCAATACTTATGGAAATATTAAGGCCCTTGAAATTAAAAAGGCATTAAGGAAAAGATTGATTAAACAATATGAAAAACTAAATAAATAAATAATTTTTTAAAATTTTAATTTTTAATTTAATTTAATTTTATAATAATTTTTATAAATTATTATAAAATATGATATAATAATATATGACAAGTAAAAATACTAAAAAACAAAAATCATACACCTCTTCCACCTCTTCCACCTCTTCCACCTCTTCCACCTCTTCCAGCATGCCTTCCAAAAAATTTAAAAGAACACTAAAAAATAATTATAATATTTATAAAAATACACAAAAACCTATAAGAAGTAAAGATTCATATATTCCTTCAGAAAAAACAAAAAAAAAACTAGATTTATACTACTATAGTTTAGATAGTACATCAAAAAGTTTAGATAGTACATCAAAAAGTTTAGTACAAGGTTCTATATTTCAACATAAAAATGTGGATAAAACAGAATATAAAGGAAATGGAGAAGACTTATTTTTCTCGTTTGATTATTTAAGAAAGAAGAAAAAATATGGTAATATGTTTTATATTCCTATGGGGGATTTTAGCGATGGATATATAATGTGGAATGTATTATCTTCGTGGAGGTGCGAAGATAGTAGTAAAAAATTTAAATTAACATTACCGAAACCCAAGAAAATTTTTATAAATGATATACAAAGAATATTTAATTCAGATAGAGGAATAATTAAATTTATTTTATTACCTATTTATTTAGGTTCAAGTGATTGTAAAGTAGAACAAGGACATTTTAATATAGCAATTGTTGATGTTAAAAGAAAAACATATGAACGTTTCGAGCCATATGGTTATGATGTTAATTTAACTATTCATAGACAATTTAACTCAAAAATGGTAAAAATTTTTAAAGAAGCAGGTATTAAACTTAAAATTATAGAACCCAATAAATTAATGCCAAAATATTCATTTCAAGATATAGAAGAAGAAGAAATAGATAATAATAAAGCTTCCATTAGAAACACTGACCCCGGTGGATTTTGTGGAGCTTGGTCTGTATGGTATGTTGAATTAGTTATGAGAAATAGACATCTAAAAAGGAAACAAATGATAAAAAAAGCAATAACGGAAATAGGTGGAATTAAAGATAATTTTCGACAATTTATAAGGAATTATTCAGTACATTTAAATAAATATAGGAAAAAGGAATTGGCTACTATTTCGGAAGAATGTGGGAAATCATTACATAGTATTAATTATTTTGATTGTACTATAAAATATATAGAGAAAAAACATAAAAAAAATTTAATTTTGTAATTTTAGTAAAAAAATTTATATTATAAAATAATCTATGATAAATATATATGATAAAAACTAAAAAATATAATAAAAAAAAATATAAAAAAGAAAGTATAAAAAAAAAAAAATCATTAACATTTACTAAGAATGAAATTATAAAAAAAATAAATAAAAATATACATTGTAATTTTTTAAATATAGATATGACTATTAAAAAAGAAGGTGAAGGAGTAAGTAATTATGTTGTTTCAGGGTGTTTAGACAATAATGAAATATGTAAAAACAAAGTTGCTTTTAGAATTATGGGTATTTCTACTCATTATCATAATAATGACCAACACCCTGTTAATTTCGAAGTATTGTTATATCATAAGCTTAATAGATTAGTAGATAAAGATATAACACCACATATTATATATTTATATAAAAGTATTGTATGTGATTTCGATGATGTATTAGGTAATTATAAACAAGATATATCACAAAGAATTGGTTTGGAAATTAAAAAAGGTAATTTAGAAAGAAAAATAAATATTCTTATGTCAGAATTTGCGAGTTTAGGAACTATAAATAGTTTTGTAAAAAATAGAATAAGTAAACTCATACAATTTAAAATACTCTTCTTCCAAGTTATGTCTATGTTAGTTACAACACAATACCATATACCTAATTTTATTCACGGAGATATACACTGTAATAATATTGTTATTAAAAGAGATTTATATGGTTATTCATTAGAAGAATTGAGAAGTGGAATTCCTAAATATATTAGGTATAGATTATTTGAAAAGGACTTTTATATTCCATGGACCGGATTTAGTGCTAGAGTATTTGATTTTGATTTAAGTAGGTGTGAAGAATTAAAAAATGCTAAAATGAATGAAGATTTCGTCAAAATTCATGGAATCACAGAAGATTTTAACCCTATTTTTGACTATCACCTCTTCCTCAATTCACTTTTAAACGATAAAAATAAATATGATAATCCAAATATTCCAAAGGAAGTATTCAATTTTTATAACGAACAAATACCAGAAAAATATCAAGGTTGGAAAAATGAATATTTGAGTACTACGAGATTAACTAATTATAAACAAACAGGTGATATTAATGATACTAATTTAGTTCCAGATGATATAAGAACACCTTCTGACGTTTTACTAAATCATCCTTTTTTTGACGTATTTAGAAAAAAACCTAAAAAATTTAAAATTATTAAAGAATATAATAGTAAAATACCATACGAAAAAAAAATACAAAATAGAAAAGATATGTTTAAATAAAAAAACTTTTTATATTATAAATAAAATATTTCGTCATAAAAATAAAAAATTATAATTCAATACTACCAGACCCCGAATCGAAACTTGACATATTTACTCCAGAACTATTAAAAAAAGGAGCAATATAATCCGAATATGGAGAATAATATCCGAAACTGAATAGAGCAGCAGATAAGAATCCTGTAAACGGTAATGTAATTAACCAACTAAATAAAATACCCCTTACTAAACTCCATTTAATATTCTTTATACCTCCCGCCATACCACAACCCAAAACACTTCCAACCTGACAATGTGTTGTTGATACAGGAATTTCTGCTCTAGAAGCTATAATAACCGTGGTTGCCGCTGCGAGTTCTATCACAAAACCCCTGCTCGGTGTAATCTTAGTTAATTCCTTACCAATCCTGTCTATAATCTTATATCCCCAAGTTCCGAGACCTATAACAATACCAACACCACCTAAAACTAAAATCCAAATAGGAACGTCTGCTTTATCTGATAGATAACCATTCTTATATATCGCATAAATAGTTGCGAGTGGAGCAATCGCATTCGCAACGTCATTTGAACCGTGGGCGAATGACGAAAAACACGCAGTAATAATTTGTAACCAACTACATAATTGGTCTGATTTTTTATCTATATCTATAGCATTCTTATATAACTCGGTAACTTCAGTATTTAACTTTTCATTTTCTAATTGACTTGTATATTTCTTAGATTCGTTAATATTAAACTCGATTGTTTTACTATTATCATATGTATAATTTTTATTATTAACTCTTATAGAAACTATTTCTTCTTCATCTGTATTACTTTCACCTATAGTAATAGTTTTATTTGCTTTTATATAACTATTAGTTCTAATTTCTAACATTTCAATTGGATTTTCACCATTCTCAATTTGATTTTCATTCCCATCAATTCTCTTTTTAACATATGGTAAATATACATATTGTGCTAATAAAGCAGTAAAAGCACCAATACCAATAGATATTAACATACATTTCCATAATGCCATTTCATCTAAATCTAATTTTGGCGATCCCTTGTAAATAATAAACAATACATTAATAAAGAATGTAAAGAACGTTAAAATAGGGAATAATACCATAGTATATTCAAACGGATTTTTACTACCAAAAATAAATCTCTGGATTATATAGAAAATACCAAAAGAAAATATACCAGCAAGTAAAGGAGAAGCAATCCAACTTAAAACTATAAATCCTATCCTTTTCCAATCTACAGCATTTTTACCACCATAAGCAAGTGAAAAACCAACAATAGCACCAATAATAGAGTGTGTGGTTGAAACAGGATATTTCAAATAGGTTGCGAGTGTTAACCATATCGCAGAAGCTAAATCCGCACATAACATACCAAACATTAGAGCACCGGGATTACTATTAAATATTTCAATGTCTACAATACTCTTTCTTACAGTATCTGTAACGTGAGAACCCATTAAAACTGCTCCACCAAATTCAAAAATAGCAGCAATGATAACTGCTTTTTGTAAAGTTAATACACCAGAACCTACTGAAGTCGCAAAAGAATTAGCACAATCATTTGCACCTATACCCCACGCATTATATAAAGCAAAAAAAATACCACATATAAATATCCATTGATACATATTTTAATTTAATTTATTTTATATATCTATAAATAGTTATAAAATTAAAAAACTTTTTTTTCGTTTTACATATTTAAATATATTTATAATATGTTTTATAAATGTAGAGTGCTAAATTCGTTTCCGATAGAATTATAAGCAATATTTTCTAACTTATTTTGTTTATTAACAATTTTCATAATGAAATTTGTATTATCTGGAATTTGGTTTTCTTCCAAAGTTTTATCTCCCTTAAATGTGTCAATTATAGATTGATATGTTTGTTTCTTTTTATTACCATTTTGGACCATAAATACCTTATATAAAGTCATAATTTTAGTAATGACTTTCTGTTCTCCGTTATTTGTAACAAATTTACGAATACCATTGATATTTCGCACTTTCATTCCAAAAGGAGGGGTTCCAAGTTGGTGTCCTAGTTTTCTCAGTTTCATTTGTTTTTCTCTAAAACGTTTACTTTGAACATCTGAAACTAATTCTGCCTTATTAAGTATATCTCTTATTGTAAATTTACTTTCTGCATTTGTATCTTTATTATAAATAATTTTCTGTTTAACAAAATGAATATCAACTCCCTTTTGTTTCATATCATATAGAAATGAAGTTACTTTAACTAAATCTCTTCCCAATACACCAGGTTCTGTAACAATTATGACATTGCCTTCCTTTAAATAAGGTGTAAATACACCTAATTCATAATCTATATTCTTCATATTTCTTCCAGACACATTGTCTTTAATAATATATCCAATAGGAATACATACTTCATTACAATATTGAATACATACTTCCTTTTGTTTTTCTATTTGTACTTGATTAATACTTGACCTACAATATATGAATGCTTCCTTAGGTTCTACCATAGGAACACTAATATCTAAATTTGCTTGTCTAATTTCTTTATAAATTTCTGTAGCATATGGTGAAATATCCTTTTCATTTAACCAATCGGTTGTTGAATTAGACCACAATACTAAATATTGTAACCCTTCTACTGTCTGTCTTTCTCCTATAATCTTAAGAACGACTTGTTCTTTACCTTTTTTGGTATTAGTTAAACTCATAGTATCTTACAATTTAATAATAGAAATCTGTTAAAAATCAATTTTTTTTTAATAATTATATTTCACATTTTTATAAAATTTAGTTTTTTTTTTTATTTTTTTATATTACACTATATAATATAAATGGGTAATACACATTCTGAAATGAATAAAAATCCTACAAGTGAAAGAGATTTACTTAGATTACAAGAACAAAATAACTTACAACAGGAATTAATTAAACAACAAATTCTTCAAAGTAAATTAAATTTTTCTCAAGCACAACTAAATAATCTTAAACAAGATATGCCATATACTAAAAATTCGAGTAATCCACTTTTATCTAATCCGCAATTACAACAAGAATTTTTCAAAAATAAGGGAATGCAAAAACAATTTCTTCAAATGGTAATGAAACAAAAAAACTTACATTTAGATAATGAACAATACCAACAAATAAATAATTATCTCCAACAACTAAATTTGGAAGAAGAAAAAGAACTTGATGAAAAAAAATCATTTTTATATATGAATCAAAGTAGTGATAAATATATGCCGCAAACAGAAAACAAAAAAGTTGATTTTGGAACTAGTACACAACAAAAAGATAAATTAGTTAGACAAATTCTCCAACAAAAAAAGGAACAAGAAGAAAAAATGAAAAGAGAACAAACTAAAAGAAGAAAAGAATATGAAGATAAATTAAACCTAGATAGAGAATATAATATTGACCCATATAAGATTTTAGAAATACCTAAAGGGACTTCATTTAATGATATGAAAAACGCCTATAAGAGAAAGGCTCGTGTTTATCACCCTGATAAATTCGGCGGGAATGGAGAACAATTTAAAATAATCACAAAGGCATTTATGATACTAATAGAGAAATATAAAAGGGAACAACAAGATAAACAATTTACTTCTTTAAAGGAGGAATCCAGAGTAGATATGGAAAAACAACTAAATGAATCAAAAAAACATACTAAACTACAAACAAAGCAACATAATATGGGAGGTAATAACTTTAATAAAAATCTATTTAATAAGATTTACGAGGAAAATAAATTATATGATCCGGGCGATGAAGGATATGGGAATTGGTCTAAAGAAACAGAATATAAAAATGATGAAACTCCTAAATTATTTTCTAACGAATTTAACCTAAATGTTTTCAATTCTACTTTTTCCGAAAATAAACCTAAATCAACTACGCAAATAACTAAATACCAAGAACCAGAAGCACTCCCTTCTATAAAAGGAGCATATCAAGAATTAGGACAAGGTAATATAAATGATTATAGTGGTGGAAATAATAATAGAGGAGGGGTTCAATTTACAGATTATAAAAAAGCACATACGGAAACAACATTAATAGACCCTAATTCAATAAATTATAAGGAATATTCCAGTGTGGACGATTTACAGAAAGAAAGAGGAAAGAAAATGTTTTTAACTAAAGAAGAACAAGAACAAATAGATATGAATAAAATGTTAGAGAAACAAAGAGAAGAACAAAGACAACATAGATTAAGACAAAATGATGATAGGGCATTTACTAATTTTGCGAAAGTTAATAAGATGTTTATCAACCGATAAATATTAACCTTTATGCGAATTGCTATAACATTGTCTTTAATAAAAAAATTGATTAATATATAAATTATTTTAATAGATGGAAATGTATCCTTATAAATGTTTTAATTGTAATGGTTCTTATTATCGCTGCGGCACAGGTGAAGGAAAACGTTGTGGCTGTGGCGGAGAAGGGGGTAAATATTGTTGGGAAGACGAAATGGTATTAATACTACGACCCAAAAATAAAAAATATAAAATAAAAATTAATGGAAAATATGATGGTTATGGAAGAATATATATATCAGATAAATATAATAATTTAAAAAATGATATATATTGGGAAGATTTTAATTTATACCCATATGTTTTAAAAAATTATAGTTCAAAAAATGATAGATACTATAAACAACTATGTGTAGACATTGTTCCAGAAGACCACGGACCATTAATGAACGAAGGAGTTTATATTTATTGTAGGTCTTGTTTTAAAAACTAATGTAAGTCATATTTTTTAAAAACTAATATAAGTCATGTTATGACAAATAAAAATAATTAATAAAAATTGAAAAACTAAAACATTTTTAAGTTTAATGAATCAAAATGGGTTTATTTTCTTATGAATGCGATAAATGTCGAGGGGGTAATTACCGTTGCGGAACGGAACATTGTGAAGATAATTGTAAAGGAGGACAATGTTGTTGGGAAGACGATATGGTTCTCGTATTAAATAAAGACGGCAAGAAACTAGTTTTGGAAAATACATATGACGGTTATGGTCGTATGTATTTAAAGAAGACAGAAGAAGTATTGCCTCACCTTTGGAAATGGAAAGACTTTGGATTAAAAACAATAAACCAATTAACATTACAACAAAATGGAGAACTAGTTGACAAAATATTAGTTGAATTGAATGAATACGGATACGGAGATGAAGAACCTAGAAAAAGAGATTTAGCGAAGATTTATTGTAAGTCATGTTTTTAAAAACGAATGCAAGTCATATTTTAAACTAATGTTATTCATTTAAAATATATATATATTTTCAATTATGTCTAAAAGCTATTTTTTTTTTACAATATAACTATATATGTTAGACTTTATAAATTCGCAAAATAGAGAAGGATTAATTAAGTTAGGTAAAAAGTATAAAATAATTGGTCATTTATCTAATTTTACCAGTCCCTATTTAACTGACGATCAAATACGACTTAGTGTAATTAAAGAAATGGAAATGGAAGAACAAATTCAAAGTCAATCTGGTGGAAATAAAAACAGATCATTAAAAAAGAAATATGCGAAAAGAATAAATAGCAAACGTTTATCTAAAAAGCAAAGAGATTACGGAGTTATAGATAATACAAGTTTACCGGAAATTAAATCTTTTTATGATTTCCCTAGAAATGGAAAACTTATTGGAATAGGTGATTTACACGGAGACTTACAAGTCACTATCAAATATCTTAAATTAGCAGGTGTTATTCCTATGTCTACTAATCATAATATGACAGAACAGAAAGATTTAGATACAATAGAATGGATAGGTGGTAATACTATTGTAGTTCAAGTAGGTGACCAAATAGACAGGTGCCGTCCTAATAATTGGTATAGAGATGTATGTGCTGATGATAGCACTTATCAAGATGAAGGTTCCGACTTAAAGATTATGAATTTAATGGATAACTTAGGGGTGCATGCAGAAAAAGTAGGAGGAAAAGTAATTAGTATATTAGGTAACCACGAAATAATGAATTGTGTGGGTGATTTCCGCTATGTTAGTCCCAAAGAATTTGAGGAATTTGGTATCTATTGTAAAGCAAAAAAAACTCAACATAAACGTATTTTCCCTTATGGATATAAGGAAAGAAAACAGGCATTTTCCCCTGGAGGAATTATTGCAAAAAGATATGCCGCGAATAGATATTCTATAGTTCAAGTAGGCGATTGGATATTTTGCCACGGAGGTATAACACCCCAATCCGCAAATAAATTTAGTTTTGACGAAGTTAATATAGGAATTCGTAATTGGTTAATGGGTAAAAGAGACCGTAAAACAAAAGAAGTATTCGAATATATGTATGACGACGATGATAATGGAATATTTTGGACTCGTGAATTCGGTGATTTGGGTAATTGGGAAGATGAAAGAAGTAGCAAATTATTCAAAAGAACAATGGATACCGTTAATAGTAAAAATAATAGATTAATGGATAATTTAGCAAAAGGATTAATAGTAGGACATACACCTCAATATATGAATAATAAAGGTATAAATAGTTCTTGTGGAGGGAAAATGTGGAGAGTAGATATAGGTGCTTCAAAGGCATTTGGACCTTGTACCAATGGAGATTATGAAAATAAATTTCGAAAATGTGCTGTTTTATTGATAGAGAATGGTGATGAATGTAAGATTATTAAGGAGAAGTAGATTGTTTTACACCTTTGAACATTTAAAACGCCGTTTTTAAAAATAAAATTGATTCTAAAATATTATAAAATATTATAAATTATATCTCACAAACAGAATAACAATGGATGAACAAATTACCCTTTTACAACATCGTGAAAATTTATTAAATAATCCAAATAGATTCATTCATGATAAAGAAAGAGCAATTGAACAATTTGCTGAAACTTCATATAAAAACTATGGCCGTTGTGGAAAAAATAAAAAATCAGTAATACAATTACTTAAACAATTAGGTAAATTAGTTTTTGAAAATCAAGAGAATACACCAATTTATGAGTATCAAGATATTCTACCTCGATCTTGGAACTCACCCATGAAAGGAGGATGGAAACTAAATTACATTAAATGGGAAATTGGACATCTTAAATCAAAAAACCAAGGTGGTACAAATGAACCAGAAAATTTATCATTCCAGTCTGCTAGATGTAATCAACATATACAAACAAGCATGAACTATTTTGAAACAACTGAGTATAACTGTAAGGAAGAAGTAAAGAATAGAGTAGATAATTTATTCATTCTTCATAAAAGTAAAGAATGGATAGATATTTTAGAAAAGATTAATTCTATTTTTAAATAGGCGTTTTAAATGTTCAAAAGTGTAAAAAATGTTGTAAAGATATTAATATTTTTAATTTTAAATATTTATTTTATCCCACGTATCTTCTTTTTGTATTTTTATTTTTTTTCTTTTTTCTTTTATTTTTTTTCTTTTTTGTATTTTTATTTTTTTTCTTTTTTCTTTTATTTTTTTTAAAGTTTATTTTTAATCCTTCTACTGTAATTACAGAATAAAGAATTTTTTTAAAACTGTCATTCTCATATTTTGACCCTGTATTTATTTCTATTTGTTTTAGTGGTCCACCTTTAAACATTTGTCTTGTAATAGTTTCTGTAATACAACATTCTGTTTTCATTCTATCTAATATTTGTTTTATAAAAAGTTTATTAGTTTCATTTGAATTAACTTCAACATTGTCTAAAAATTCTTCGACATCTTGGTATTTTTTTTCACTTATATAACTTTTTTTTAAATTTTCTGTATCTAATAAAATATATCTTTTATCTGTATCTTGACCAATATTAGTGACTCCAACATCTCCGTGTATAAAATCTTTAGAATGTATATCAAAAAGAGCTTCACTTACACCTTTTAAAAAACCTTTTAAATTATTTAAATCAAATTTTTTTATTAAATCTGTTGTTATAGGTTCATAGTATTTATATATTATATAACTATAAATAAATGTTCCTTTTTGTTTACCTACTTCAAATGCCAAAACTTTATTAATATATTTTGAATCACAATTAACAATAATGTCCGTTTCTTCTGTTATTTTACTTGTTTGATAATGTTTATTATTTACAGTATTAAAATGTTTAATTACTATTTTTGCATTTTTATAAATATATAAGTCCGTTGTCCCACTTGATGATTTTAATTCATAATCATTTATAATTAATTTTGTTAAATCTATTTTATCTTTAGTATCAACTTTAGAATTAAAAGTAGCTATATTATTTTTAAAATCTTCAAAATTATCAATAATAAACTTTGTTGGTTCTTCCATTATATAATATAATATAATATAATATAATATAATATAATATAATATAAATAATAAAATTTTTATCTAATTAAATTTTAAATATGACTAATCTTTTAACCAAAATGAATATTGATAATGAAGAACAAGTTTTAATATACAAAGATAGAGAAATAGAAGAAAAAAAATTAATTCAAACTTTAAATGACCTAAATCAAATTCAAACTAACTTAACTGATTTACTTTTACAACAAGATGAAAAAGTTGACCGCATTGAAGATAATATTAATTTATCTGAAATGCGTATAAAAAAGGCACTGGACAATTTAGCAGAATGTGATAAATTACATTTTTCATATAAACCTATTCTCGCCGGAACCATTATAGGAGGAGCGATATGTTCTCCCCTAGTTACATTAATAGGAATCAAATATATAGGTATTTCTACAAGTGTTGGGGGATTTTTAGGTGGATTTGCTGGATATAAATTTCAAAAATAATTTTCAAATATAGTTTTCAAATAAAATATCTTCAATCTTATCCATAGTTTCTAATAATAAGTTTTCTTCTATAACTAATGGAGGAGAAATAAATAGATTATTATCTTTAGAAAATGTATAAATATCTTTATTAGATAATTCTTTTACAAATTCTCTTATATAACCTTCTTTAAATTCGATACAACATAATAATCCTATACCCCGAATATCAACTATTAAATTAGGATATTTAAATTTTATTTCTCTTAATCTTCTTAATAATATTTTACCTAAGTTATCACAATTTCTTATAACTTCCATATCATTTTTTAAATATTCGTCTAGGCAGGCATTAGCAGCTACACACGCCAATGGATGTCCTGAATAAGTTAATCCATTATTTACTATATTATTGTCAAATTGTTGTATAAGTTTTTCAGATAATATTACTCCGCCCATTGGAACACTCCCGTTTGTTATACCTTTTGCCATAGTAATCATATCCGGTTCATAATCGCAATGGTCCAAACCAAACATTTTTCCAGTTCTACCAAATCCACTCATAACTTCGTCTGCTATTACTAATATTTCATATTCCTTGGTTAATTTCATAATATTATTTAAATATCCTTTAGGATAAGTATATATACCACCTGTTCCAGATGAACCCTCAATTAATATACCGGATATATTTTTATGTTCTTTCTCAAATATTTGTTTTATCACATTCAAGCTTTCTTCTCCTTTATCACTCATTTTGGGATTTGGAAGAATATTATCTAAAGATAAATCTAAATCAAAGTGACCTAACTTATCATTTCTGCGATTATCACCCCCTAAATAAGAAGCAATGTAACTTGACCCTCCATGAAATGAATTTTCAAATCTAAGTATTCTATCTTTTGTTATATTTTGTAAATTATTACTATAAGATTTCGCAAAATAAACCGCACTTTCATTTGCGTCAGCTCCACCATTTGTATAAAATACTTTCCCCTTTTTAATGGGTGATATGTCTAATAATCTGTTTGAAAGTTTTTCTCTTTCTTCAATTAATATAGCAGGAGGAGCATATAAAAGTCCATTATCAATAAAGTCTTTCATTTTTTGATTTACATATTTATTATTATGTCCTAAGTTAGTAACCATTAAACCGGAAGTAAAGTCAATTACCTTTTTATTATTTTCTAAAATATAATGACAACCAGACGCACTTTTAATTCCTAAGTCTAAAAAATGTCTCGTTTTAGTATTAAACCAAGGTTTAAGGGTATGATAAAATAAAGTTTTAGAAGTAAACATATTAGTATATATATGTTATATAAAATAATATATTATTAGTAAATTTTAAATATCACTAATAATATTGTTAAATAAAATAAAATTTATAAAAAATGTTTATTAATGAATAAACCTAAACCGAAAATAATATCCAATAATAATACTTTCCACGCTATATCCTTTTTACCTAAAATAGCGCAATAAGCAAATGATAACCATATTAATCCAAAAAGAGGTCTCATATTATTCCACCATATTTTACCACCACCTACTTCTCTTCCAGTTATTCTTAAATCAAATATATAAATACTAAGAATACCAATTCCAAACAGTAAATATATGAAACCTAAGAGTTTAAGATTTTTAATATTAACAGTTTTGGCGAGATAAACGAATAAACTTCTAATACCGATACAAACAAATAAAAATAATAAATATCTTTTATATATATCTTTCATATATTATTAAAATATATATATATATTATAAAATGCCTAAAAAAAAATCAAGAAATAAAAAAGAAATTAAAAAAAAAACAAAAAAACAATTAAGAGAAGAAAAAGAAATTAAAAAAAAAACAAAAAAACAATTAAGAGAAGAAAAAGAAATTCTAATGAAAAAAGAATTAAAAAAACACTTTAGAAAAATAAACCAAAAACAAAAAAAAATTAGAAAAGGAGATATTGAAACAAAAAAAACAAAACAAAAAAGAAGTTTACAACATATAAATAATAGTTTAAGTAATATACAAAATATAAAATATATTTCCTTTTCCAATAAAGGTTTATCTAATTCTAATAATATTAGTTTTGAAGTTCCAAATTTACATAATTCTCCAACTTATAATAAAGAAAATACGCGTATATTTTTGGTTTCAGGACATTCTAGTTATCATTATCAACAGAATATAAAATTAGAAAAAAAATATAAAGTTTTAAAAGAAGATGTACTTAGAGATACAAAATTCAAAAATTTCAGACATTTAATGTTACAATCATCCGGATATTTGAATTTTTTTTTAATAACTTATATATTGGCATATATTATAAATTTATATCCTAATTTTTATAAAAAAATTATAGAATGTTCTACTCTAAAAGAAGCAAAAAAATTAAATTATTATTTTTCAAAGTATATAAATAAAACAAATAAACCAAATGAAAAAATAATAAATAAAGAAATACATAAAATGTTAATGAATGAATATAATTCATTGGGTAGAGATAAAATTACAAATTTTAAAGTATTTCCGAATGATAAATTATTTTTACCTAAAAGACAATTTTATTTTTTACAATTCCCTAGGAAAGATCCTATATATTTTGATTTTTCACTATTGCCACTTGGACTATATGATATAACCGAAAATAGTAATAATGATTTTTTTATTTTTTCGGATGAAATAAATGATATTTTTTTTGAACAAATGATAGAAAGTGAATTAAATTTAGAAAATCTTATTAAATATATTTTTAGAATACCTAATGAAATAACAAAAACAAAATTTATTAATTCAGGAGAAGAAGATATAAAAAAATTAGAATTTTTAGAAAAAAAATGTAATTTAAATAAAATACTATTTGAAAGATATAATAATGTTGTTAAAGATTTAATAAATAAAGGTATTATCATTGAAGATTATTATACAAATTATCAAAATAATACATTTGAAGTTCCAAATTTATTTAATAATGTTAAAGAAAATGTTACTAAAAAGGATTTAAAAAACAAAAAAATAATATTTGAAAATAAAATTGATACTATTAAATATAATTTTGAAATATTAATTTTGTATTGCTATGATAATAATATATGTTTTTCTACAAAGGAAATATATCATATGATATATAATTCTCTTAATAATTTAGATGAAAACATATTATTTATAGACTGTGGTTGCGTAGGTTTTCCAGAAGGAATAAAAAGGGAAGATATAAATATGATGAAAAAAAACGTTAATTATTGGTCGGCAATAAATAGTGTATCTCCTATAAAAAAACCACCTAACAAATATCAAAAAAGAGAAATACAGAATTGGAAGGGTAATTTTATGCCTTCATCCGGGAGAAGTTCAACAAACAATAGCATACCCGCACCTCCTTTAATTGATTCTTATGGAAATTGGATATAATTGGTTATTTATTTAAAAAAATATATATAAATATTTTATATGGAATGTTCAATTTGTTTAGAAAATATTAAAAATGAAAATAGACATATATTAGATTGTAAACATACTTTTCATAGAAGTTGTCTATTATATGTAGATAATCAATTATGTCCTTTGTGTCGTAAACCATTTATATTAGGAAATGTAGGATTTGGTTTAAAGAAAATATGTAGGTGTCCAAATGGTTATTCTCCTTTATGTGAAGGTTGTGAGTGTCGTTTTTGTTATGGGTTTCATATTGATAAAATTTGTAAATTAAATACTATTTAATATTTTCAATCTTATTTAAATATTTAGTTTTCGCCTACGAAGATTTAAATAAACATATTAGAATTATATAAAACACTAATATTAATAATCATACCAACATATATTTTTCCATTTTATCTAAATTTTGTTCTGTCTCTTTTTTAAATTTTTTTTCATTCAAAAGCATTCTAATAGTATAAAATGAAATTATTTCACCACTTAACATACCTATTAAAGCCAAATCAATTTGGGTAATAGATATCATAATTGTCATTATTCTCTTGAAACCATTTATCAAGAAATTAACATTACCATATAATTGTAATTCATTTTTTGTAAAATCGGTAATCACTTTTTTGTCTGGGTTATAAATATTAAATCCTAGAATAGGACCTACAATATCTGAAATAAAGACATTGGATGCTTTTATTAGTATAATATATAAGCAGACAATCATATATCTCATTTTAGTATTGACTGGAAATGATATTAATATTAAATCATCAGACCAACCATATCTAAAATAAGTTGAGTCTCCTGTATTTAACACTATTATTGGTAAAGTAATTATAAATAATAGAACCAAATTGGATAATATACAAATTTGAACTTTCTTTCGAATATTTTTCATTATTGTGTAATTTTCTTACCATTTATAACTAAATCAATTTTAAAATAAACCAGAAACACGTGCGAATGACTAATATTTAGTTTAAATATTTCAATAATGTATTTTTCAATCTTATTTAAATATTTAGTTTAAATATTTCAATAATGTATTTTTCAATCTTATTTAAATATTTAGTTTAAATATTTCAATAATGTGTTTACAATGTCATTTGAATTTATCTAGTAATGATCTTTACAATCAATTAAAAAATTTAAAAGAAGAAGATTTTCAATATGTTAATGATACTAGTATCAGTCATTTTTTGATATCTTCAACTGGTTTTAATGGAATAAAAGTAAGAGAAATAGCTATTCAAGTAATAGAGAAATATATAGAATGGTCTAAAGATATAGATTTGCCAGGAAAATTGGTATATATAAAAAATAATTTAATTAAAGAGGGAAATATGGAAGAGTTGGAATCATATTTATCTCATATCTAATCCTTTTTTTAATTTTTTCTAATCCTTATACATTAATCCCCCCATACCTGAATGTATTTTCAGAACATTATAATTAATCGCATATATAGTAATATATAAGGTATCGTCTTTTACTGTATTATCATCTATAATATCAATATTAAGTTGTGAATTATCAATTCTGCTGAAATTCAAAAATCCGCTGGGTTGGAATTGACATGTATTAAATCCAAAATTATAATTATAAACGGATTTATTGTCTGGAACATTTCTACATCTTTTATATGGTTCAATATATCGGAAGAATTCTCCATTTCTCCGGTTAAATCTTTCTTGTCCGTTAAGTAATAATTGGACACTATCTATAAAATTCAATTCATCCAATTTAAGTGGCTTAGTGGGTTCCTCTGCCAACCGCGGATAATAATCAAACCATAAATTATCATTATCGCTTGTTAATGTTTTTACAAACCAAAATAATGATTTAACGGGGTGATTAAATTCCAAATCTATTTTAACACTTTTTTGCGAATATTGGATACTATTATTATCATTTTTTTGGTGTTGTGTTATCAAATATTCGTGAGACCTTGAAGCAAATTCATTTCTTTCATCTATATCTAAATAAACATAATCCGCATATAACCTACAACTAGTAATACTTACTGGTGTTGGTATTTCGCTACTTTGGTAATAACATTCTGAAAATTTTCTAAATTCAACTTGTATTTCTACGTCGTGATACTGCATTGATACTAATGGTAAGGAACTACCTATATTCCTACAAAACCAAAACTCTAAGGGAATATATAATCTCATTGCTTTATTATTATCATTAACACCGTCATATGATTTATGATAACCTATTAGTTTATGATATGTATTTCTTTTTCCTTCTTCTAAATAAAATTCGGAATAAATATCCAATAATTGTCCGTCCATTCTATCTATTATTTCACCACCTATTAATAACTGTACTTCTTTTATCAAAGCATTTCCAATACCATTAGTCCATTCAGCACCATTATCTAATTTGGGAACTCTAATTTCTAAAAAACATTTATTGAGTAAATCTCCATGTCTTCCTACTTTACAAACTGATTTGAGACCGAAATCTACTGTCTGGTTAAATTGTAAAGGTATTGATTCAATTGCGAAGTTAGTGTGTCTTTTATGAACTTGTTTAAAATATGAAATTTGAGGATTAGACGTTAAATATTTTCCTTGTTTTCCACTTGAAACTAATTGTAATAAACCTCCTCCCATTTTTTATTTATATATTACTTAGAATATTTAAATAAGAAATTATACTTCAATAAATAATGTAATTATTTTTTAATACCAAAATATTTAATATTTTTCAATAAATAATGTAATTATTTTTTAATACCAAAATATTTAATATTTTTCAATGCTTTTAAATCCCATACACAACCTGAACTAAAATCAAAAGTATAAAACCAAGTAAATAAATCAATTGATTTTTTTTTATTAGTTTCTTCTATGATAAAAGATTTTATTTTATTATAATTTTTAATTTCAAATCCACAATAATCTTTACTAAGTTTTTTCCAATTTATAATACTATAGTCATTATATAATATAGCATACTTTTTATTAAAATCTAATAATTCTTTATAATTTTTTATAGTGTAAATACATTTTGTATCTACTTTTACTTCATATATATGTTTCCCCCACTTTACGTTCCCCCATTCATATCCACAATCTTTTATTTGATACCATACTCCTTCTGGTTTCATAGTATTTCTTTGTATATATGAGACTGAATTATCTAAAATAAAATTTTTTTTTTTTTCCATTCTATTTCTATAAGGTAGTAATTTATCACATTTTTTAGAATTCATTTAATATATAAAATATTTTATATATTAATTGAATATCAAAAAATAAAAAGGTAAAAATCAAAATGAGTTTGAAACAATATTTAGTATAATTGAAGAAAAATGCTATGTTTATACAGAAAGATCTTAGTAAATATCATAATAATACAAAAGAATTGTATATACAGGTCCGGGAATAGGATATACTTATACGAAAGATAGAAAGAAAACTGGGAAAAATTATGATTATATATTTGTATCGATTCTTCTTTTAGCAACATAGAAACAGAAGTAGGAGGTTTCCAATTATGTACTAGTTCGGGATATAAAACAAGAGACAAAGAGTATTATAACAAAATTAGTAATATAATACAAACATTGTGTTTGGCGAAGAAAGAAAGGGAAATTTATAACTATAATTCTTCATCAAAACTATACAAAACATATTATGAAATGAAATTTATATCACAAAATATTCATACATATAAAGAAATTAAACAAATGTGGGAACAAGTTAAGTAATTTTACTCCAAATGAAGTAAGAAATCATTTTCAAATAACCACATAAAAAAATTCATTTGACCTAATGAACTTTTTATTTCTTTATTATTAATAATAAATGTACTAATGATAGTAGGGTCTTTTTCAAAAGGAAAATAATATTTATATAATTCTATCGCAATATTATATTGTTCATTAATTTCTTCATTATTTTCTATTAATTTCATAGTTTTATCGAAAATGCTGTTGGATTTGTCTAATATTTTTTCTAATCTGTCTAAATTCTTTTCTTCAGAGAAATAAGAGAGGGTTTGTATTTTTTTAAGGTAATGGATATTAGGGAAATCTAATCTTTTGTTTGAAAAAGTATGTAATTCTTTCTTAGAGAAAGTATTAACACAACCTTTGGCAATTAATGCTGATAAAAAAATAGATGAAACAAAAATATAGATATACATTTTATTTCTAATATATATATTTTTATTACTAAAACAAACGCTAGAAATCGTCTCTAACACATTAATATTATTTCATTTAATATTAAAACTTTTTCTTTACTTTTTTTAAATTCTTCATATGTTCTAATAATTGTGCTTGTGAAGGGATACGCAAATCAGTTTTAGGTTCTTCTAATTTCTGTTTACTAACTTTATTAAGAGTTATATTTCCAAAATTCATAGCTAGAGGAGGAGGAGCAGGAGCAGGAGGAATAGGTAATGCCCGTTTCTTTTTAGTATTGCCAATTAAGGTATCTAATATATTAGGGTTTAGTCCATCCATAAGCATTTTATTTTTAACTGCTTGTTCTGGTATTCTCATTTTAAGCATTTTCAAATATTTACTATAATGTTTTTCTTCTATACTTTCTTCAATTGTTTCTTCTATGGGTTCGTCATTTGAGAAGGAATATTGTTTTAGAATATCAGGTAATTTGATTTCTGCTTGAGCAATAAACCAGTTAAATCCATATGTATCATTAAAAAACCAGATACTTTCAAGATGTAAAATGTATCTAATAAAACAGTTGGGTCTAAGTGCTTGGTCTTTAATAGTTTGTCTGTTAGAATTGAATATTTTTAGATATGGTTTTCCGTTCATACTATGAATTTTAGTTCTAAAATTGTAAGTTTTTATATCTTCATCTCTTTTGAATAATTGTTTTTTTTCTTTAAGAGAACTAATAAATTTGAGTTTGGGTAAGTTTTTTTTCCTAATACGTATTTTAAGGTTTCTTTGTATTTTTTCAATAATTTTATAAAAATAAATTATTTGCTTAGAGTTTTCAGAAATATTATCTGAATCACTAACTTCTAATAATAGGTCTAAATGAATTTTATTTTCTAAATTACCTTCAAAACTACTAGGTGAATACCTATTATAAATATAGGGTGTTTGTATATACATTTTATCCGAAATATCATTTGGAAATTTATAAACTATTTGTTGGGTTCTATATTGTTCTGATATAAATTGTTTGTCTAAACATACTACTTTCTTTATTAATATTTTATCATATTCACGTAAGATAGACATAATTACTTAATAAATATAAAATAAAAAAATCAATCAATTTTATATTTTTGGAAGGAAAAATAAAAATGAAAGCAATTTTATATTTTGCTTTCATTTTATTATTTAACTATTAATTTATTTGCCTTTCAAAGCAAAATTGTCCTCGCAACATTTACACCAGCTAGGGCAGAAATGTTTTGGATCATATTTTTGCTTTGGTTTAAGTTTTAGGTTTGCTTCGCAACAAGCACACCAACTTTGACAGAAATGTTTAGAATTGTAATGTTTAGTCATTTTCAGTTATAGTATTTAAAGATTTTTAAGATTCAATTTTATTTAAAGAAGTTTAGTCATAAATAAAATAATTTTTTCTTTACAATCTAAATTTGGTTTTTTTGTAATAATTTTATTTGATATTTTATCAAATTTATTATTTATTAATTTACTAAGATTAAATAATAATTTTGTTTTACACATATAAAAATCTTCCATTCCTAAAGCAGGTTTTTCATAAATAAATTTTATGTTCTTATTATTATTTATTATGAAAGACACTAATTTGTTATAAATTATATCAAAGTTTAAATTAATTTCTTGTTCCTTGTATAACATACTTGAAATATAGTCTCCAAAAAAATCGAGTCTAGTATTTATTACTATTTCATATTTTATTTTAGAATCGATAATATTATTCATAATATTATATTTTTCACTCCATATGTCTTTCCACATATCTTCATTATCATTTTTTTGAATAATAATTTTTTTAATATGAGTTTTAATTCTTAGACCAAAATACTTAATAATTTTTTCTTCTGTAATAATAGTCTCATTATTTGTAATCCATTTGGAGCCATTAAATATTTGTAAATGTTCCCATGTTTGTATATAAATATCTAATTTTCCAAATCTTTCAATTAACATTTTAATAAAGAATTTAAGATTATCATTATTAAAACCATCTTTAATATGTCCTTCCAAAATAATAACATATTTTTTATCACCTTTAATTATATTTTTAAATTTTATATTTTTTTTATCTAATAAAGGTCTATTAATGCTAAAAATATTAGTTATTTTAAAATCAAGTCCAGGTAAAGAATAAATTTTATTATTATTTTTAAAAATAAGGATACTATTTTTATTTTCGATAAGTTCTGTTTGTGATTTTATATACTTACAGAATTTTTTTTTATTTTTATTACAATATAAAACAACTCCTTTATTATTATAAAGTAAATTGTTATAACAATCGTTAATAGTATTATAACTTTTACCTGTAAATAAATAAGGCCAAAATCTTTCAAGAATATATCCTTGAATTGAACCTTGAGCATCTGTTTCTAATAAAAAATGTTTCAGTTTAATATAAACTTCTTTCGGGTATCTTAAAATAGATTTTTTTTTCACAAAAAAACAAGCAGAATATATAAATTTTATTATTTTTTGAGGTTTTTTTATATTAATTCTATCACATAGATATTCAAATATATTATTATTTTTATAAATATTATAAAAATTCTTATATAAATTAGATATACCACCATCATTAAAATTACTATGACCTATTACTTGTAAATTATCAGATTTAATAAAATAATCTATACATCTATATTTGTCTATATTATAGCAATTATTATTTTTAATATAATGTTCTGGTGGTATATTACATTCTTTTTTCCACCTAATTGTTAAAGATTGTATTGGTTTTATAATATATTTATTTTTAATCTTTTCTTCAAAAAAATGTAAAAAATCAGGGGAATGTTCAAATGGATCTGCTTGTGTAAACCACAAATTTGTTGGTAAATCATAATAATTATTTATTATATAATCTAGGTATGTTCCTCCTTCTCTTCCTAAATTTTGAACATTGTATATAACTATTCTTGAATCATTAAATTTATTAATTATTTCATTACCTTTATTATAAATAATAATTTTATGTATCCATTTGTGTTTTAATAGTTCATTAACCCAATTTAAATTTTCGTTATATCTAGAAATAATTATATGATTTTTAATCATTAAAATATTAATTTAATTATTATATTTTTTTTTTAAATATAGAACTTTATATTTATTATGAGCCTCTTGAATATTCATACATTTATCATAAAAAATTATTTCCCCTAAAATATCTATATGGGGTAATACTTTATTATTATTCAGTATTACAAAACTATTATGATTATGAATTACTTTATAATTACTAAGTTTTTTAAAAACTATTATTTTTTTTATTTTATTATATATTCCAACAAAATTATTATTACTAAATAATTCTTTATAACATCCATTTAATGATAAATAACTTATACCAGTAAAAAGATAATGCCAAAATCTTTCTAATACATATCCCCTGACACCGCCTTGTGAATTTAATTCAACTAAGTAATTTCGTAATTCTTGATAAACTTCTTTTTTATGTCTTAAAATCATATTTTTATGTACATAGAAACAAGCAGAAACAGTATGAACCATTATTAAGTTAGGTCGTTTTATTTTTAATCTATCGCATAGATTATCATATATACCATAATTATGTTTTGTAATAAATCCTGTTTCATTTTCGTATATTTTACTAAACTCTTCTTTTGTTCCATAATTATGTCCTACTATATCTAACGATATTTTACTAAAATAAAATATACTACACCTACAATTATTTATATTATAAGCATTTGTTAAGTGCTCATTTAAAGGGCAATTATCTATATATTTACAAGTTAAATTTTGAAAATCCTTATTATATTTTAGTTTATTATTTAAATTAAAAAAATTAAGAAAATCAGGAGAATGAATAAACGGGTCTGCTTGTATAAACCATAATTCATCATGTAAATTATCATAATTTGAAATAATAAAATCTAAATAGGTATATCCTTCTCTTCCTATATTTTCAACATTAAGTATTATAATTTTTGGATTTATTAAATATTCTAAATTATGGGGTCCCTTATTATAAATGATAATTTGATTAATCCATTTTTTATGTATAATTTTATTTATCCAATCTATATTTTCATTAAATCTGGATATAACAATACATGAAAACATAATTATATAT